ATGTTAGAGAACGTAAAGAAAATACCCATCAAATCACGTTTAAGGATATTCCTTGAGTCCTTAATAGGAATACGGTATAAGCCGTATAAGCCTGATTTAGTTGATATGTATAGAAGATACCACTATAACGAGCATTTCTATTATATCATTAGCGAAAGCGTTAAAGCCATCTCAAAAGGGACTTACAAGCATTGGGAAAAGCATATAAATCCATTCGGAGACAAAATGGAAGAACCTGAGCTATTAATACTCAACGCTATGCACAAACGTTATCTAAGTATTTTAGAAAATCAAAGACGCAAGGAACATATCCGTAACGTAAGTAAGCCTCTTTCATACGAATGAGATACTTCTTATCTATGTCTTTCAGATTTTCTTGTATATATTTCTTTAACCGTTCTATTTCGGCGACAAAGAATATGACCTGATCTTTCTCTTCAAGCTCTCCTATAAGATCTGGTATTTTCTCTGACAAATGGAAAATGACCTCTTGATCTCCATATTTGAAAAACGCAAAGCGAATATTAGTCTTCAAGTCTATATTCGCCTTCACCGTCTCCAATTTCAACTCCTTTTTATATTCTTCCTTGAACTTATCAAACTTGGTGTTCATAGTCTTATCAAAAGAAAGAACGCTCATCACCTGATAACCAACCAACACTGTCACAAGAATAGTCAATGTAGCGACAATCACTCCCTGATAATCAAAACCCAAGTTTGGTGATCTATAAAACGCCACACAGATCGCCAATATGTTCATCAACATAGAGCATGCACATGATGCCAATAATAATCTATCTCTCATACTCCTTTCTTTAATACTTATCAAACTATTTATAAATCAATCACATACAATAATACATGTTTTATAGCATAAATATTGTAACTATTTTAATGTACAAAATGTTTGTTTTGTACATTAAATGATGTACATTTGCGGTATCAAAATCGAAACACAAATAGGTTTCGAAATAGAAACAGTTATAATTATTCGGCAAAGATAGTAATAAAAAATACATAACATTATGAGAAAGAACGAAATAATGGTTCCACATGGAGCTCAAACAAAAATCGCTAACGACACGGGCTTATCTACGGTGTGTGTCCGGCAAGCGTTAAAAGGACTGACAGATACGGCCAATACCAGATTGATAAGGAGAAGAGCCTTGAAATTTTACGGAGGTGTAGAAATTAAAAGTGATCCATCATGATAGCCGAGATAACATTTCCTGATAGATCCGTGTCCTATAGCGACTTCATTCGTGACTTAGCGGCGAAGATAAACACCTTCGCCAAAGAGGATAAAGATGATCCAGCTTACATTTCCCAAAGGAAAGCAGAAGCTCTTTATGGTAAAGCCAATGTATTAAGATGGAGAAAAATGGGAGCAATAAGCCCAATATGCCGTCCCGGTAAGATTGAATATCCAACAGTAAGGCTGAAAGAACTAAGTCGGACTGATGAGATTTACATCCGATGGATGTCTAGCAAACAGGATAAAAAGAGAAAAAGATAAATTCTCGGCCCCATAGCTCAACGGATAGAGCGCTCCTCTCCTAAAGGAGATATCCGGTTTCGATTACCGGTGGGGCTACCATTAAGATCTTTGACGTATTGTGACCCGGAACGCAGCGACGCCTTCAACGTCGTGAGGTTCCCGGCTATATCAAGGTAACGTGATAGCGATATATGCGCCGTGACCCACGATGGGATATAGCTTACGATAACATCTTCCGTGTCTCCTTTTGGTGTTGTGCCGGTGGCGGCATTGGTTAACCATCATGGAGGATGTACGATACAATCCCCCCCCCGTCTATGATTCGGGTTCTCGAAACCGTTGGAGGTTGTGGGGGAGCAAACACTTTTAAATAATAACAACATGAATGAGATTTATTGGATCACAAGGTTAGATGCCATACAGACGTTGGCGACAATCGCAGTATTTATCTTGGGAGTATTAACTCCCATGTCTATTATCGCATGGTTTATTGAAGATGATTTTAAAAACGATTCCAAGTTTAAGAACATGGCTATCAAATGTGCCGCCTATATATCAATCCCTATTTTTTTGCTGGTGTTCATCCCCTCTAAAAGGGATATGCTGATGATTATCGGAATAGGCGGAACTATAGAATATCTCAAGTCTAATGATACCGCCAAGGAGTTGCCGGATAAGGTTATCATGGCTATCGATAAGTTATTGGATGATACAATAGAGGAAGAAAAATGAATAAAACCGATAGACCTATTAATAACCAAGTTTTATAACAATGAAAGAGAGAAGAATCCCACCCTAGGAAATGGCTAGGGCAGGTAGCGAACCATGATCAGTTTTAATATTATTCGTTTAGCCGCACGATCAAGGCGTGCGTCCAATGTTAGATTGGTTATCTTGTTATATTATTTATCTAGGGTTACAGGGGGTGCGAGTTCCCCCGGCTACCACGCTTAAATCACATTGCTAATTATTATACACTTCTCAATCAAGACCTTAATATACCGCCGTGAGGCAGGCAAAAAGAATTTTTAAATAATTAAGAACTCGCCGGGGTGGGATTCCCCGGCAAACGGATGTATGGCGAAATTGGTAAACGCTAATCAGTATGTAAGGTGCAAAATTCCAAGATAACAGCATAAAACCTGCAACTTGCGAGACATACTAGGAATAACCGACTTTAAATCGGGGGCCGCAAAAACACCACCATTTCCGGTTCGAGTCCGGATACATCCACTATTCGCCGAAAGGCGCTTATTCAATCAACAGAAAATCAGTCACAATTTTGCAACGCAGGTCTCCGTCCGTGAGGATATGAGGCCTTTTCACATTGACAAATTTAAATCAACAACATATGATAAAGAAAAACCAAGCATGGCTCTGGAAGATATTCCGGGCCATAAAGAGCATTACCATCTTCTCGATAAGAATGATAGCGGCTACCGTACTAGGGCTGATATCAATAGTGTCAATATTTGAGTGGTACGAAAGACCATTCAATATCCACCTCTTGATCTTAGGGGTGATATCAATCTTCATCGTGGTACACCAAATAGTTATAATGACTTATGAGTCAGAAAAATGATTTCGGAGTACTATACATGGTACAAGCCCCTTCAAGACCTAACAAGTCAAGGAAGGACGATATCCTAGACGAATTAAAGACACTTAGCAAAGAAGAATTGATAGAGATAAGAAAAGACATTGTAGAACTAATAAACGATAAATAAAATGGCTGCTATAAAATCTTACAAGGGATTTGACAAAAATTTAAAATGCCGGGATTTTCAATATGAAATAGGCAAGGAATATGAGATGGATGGAGAGATCAAGGTGTGTAGCAGAGGGTTTCACGCTTGCGAAAGCCCGTTTGATGTTTTTGATCACTATACTATGATAGACTCTAGGTTTTGCGAAGTAGAGCAAGACGGAAATATATCCAAGGAGGATAGAGGGACAAAGATTTGCTCCTCGAAAATAAAAATAAAAGCAGAGTTAAAATTGGCTGACATGATCAATCTTGGAGTCGAATGGCTAAAAGAGATCACATCACCTAAAAAAATGAAAACAAGCATAAAGGATAATTCGTCCGGCAACGATGCCCAGATTGGTTCGTCCGGCTACGGTGCCCAGATTGGTTCGTCCGGCAACGATGCCCAGATTGGTTCGTCCGGCAACGATGCCCAGATTGGTTCGTCCGGCTACTATGCCCAGATTGGTTCGTCCGGCAACGGTGCCCAGATTGGTTCGTCCGGCTACTATGCCCAGATTGGTTCGTCCGGCAACGGTGCCAAGATTGGTTCGTCCGGCAACGGTGCCCAGATTGACAGCACTGGCGAAGACTGTGTCATCATGTGCGCAGGTATTAACTCAGTAGCAAAAGCCTCAAAAGGATCATGGATAACACTATCCGAATGGTCTTATTCGGATAAAAAGCAAAGATATATCCCCGTTTGCGTAAAAACGGAATTTGTTGACGGGGAGAAGATAAAGGCGGATACATATTACAAATTAGATGGAGGGGTATTTAAAGAAATACAATAGCCCCAAGGCATTGCTTATCGGAGGATCGCATGAGAGACATCTACATCAAAGACCCCGACGGCGAACCGGAGTACGACGGGGAGGAAGAAACAGAATCCGAGGACGATCGGTATCAACGAGATTGGGAAACCAGCACTTTATATTGGTAAAGGAAATCATTCAAAATAAATAATCATGGAATCAAGCAGTTACGAGGTACTTCCAGCAGAAAGCCATGAAGTACAAATTTTACAGGTAGATGCGGTTGAGAGAGCAAACGTGGACTCACAAGTTGCGACCGCGAAAAGATATCCTAGGGATATCAGAAGGAGTATTGATAATTCCGTGGTAATGGCCACGATGAATCAAGACACGGCAAGGTCATGCAGTTATGCCTTGCCAAGAGGAGGGAAACCTATTACTGGGCCATCCGTACACCTCGCCAAGATAATCGTATCCAATTGGGGTAATATCAGGACTGAGGCCAAGGTTATCCAGATAACGGACAAGCAGATCATCAGCAGGGGTACATGCTGGGATCTGGAGACAAACGTAGCGTCCGCGTTCGAGGTTCGCAGGAGCATAGTGGATAGCAAGGGGAAACGTTACTCAGACGACATGATTACCGTAACGGGAAACGCCGCCAACTCCATAGCTTATCGCAATTCCGTATTCGCCGTTATCCCCAAGGCCATAGTGGACAGGGTCTATCAAGCCGCCCAAAAATTCATCACGGGGGATCTATCCGACGCTGACAAGATATTAAAAACGAGAACTAATATCATCAACAAGTTCAAGAACGAATACGCCATAACGGAAGAGGAGGTCATTAAGCTATGCGGCAAACAGACCAGCAATCAGATAGGCCCCGACGAGATCGCCATGCTGATCGGGATCATACAAGCGTTAAAGGACGGGGATACCACGGTAAACGATCTAATCCTTCCAATTCGTGAGACAAAGAAAGATGTCGATCAAAAAAAGGAGGCGATGAGACAGTCTAAGGGCAAAAACAAAGAGGACATGCCATGAACAAGTACTCATCCTATACCAACGCCGAGCTGGAGGAGCATTTATCAAACTACCTTATCGACTCTTGGAGTTACAGCAAGGTAGCCTCTTTCTCCCGGAACGAGAAGGAGTTCGAGAAACGGGAGATTTACCGGGAAAGATCCAGATCATCCTCCAGCACGGTGGCGGGTAACGCCTATCATTCGGCCTTGGAGTATTTCTTCATGGAGCTACAGCGCAAGGGGCAGATAATACCGATCACGGAAATGGAGAGGGTAGCGTTCTCATACATAGAGGAGGTACACCCGAATGATTGGAAAATACAGAAAACGACACCTACCGTAGAGGAATGCAAGATCGAGGCCACCAAGAACGCCACGAGGCTTATCAATAACTTCTACGGGGAAAAGGATATATATCTTTCCGGTATCAAGGAGATAATCGCCGTGGAATTAAGATGCGAGGAATGGGTAACGGTAAACGGGGTGGACATCCCCCTGCCCTGCCACGCTAGGCTAGACTTGGCGATAAGGACGGAGAGCGGTCGGACGGTCATCATAGACCATAAGTCAAGGGCCAAGTTCACCGATGACGAGGAACTAACGTTTACCTGCGGGAAACAGGCGATGACCTACGTTAAGTGCTATGAGTCCCGCTTCGGGGAGAATGTTGACGAGGTATGGTTCGTGGAGAACAAGATCTCGAAAAACAAGGACGGCTCCTCCCAGTTGAAGAAATTCGTGATCAATCTCGATAACGACACGAGGAAGCTTTACGAGGCCATATTGTACGAGCCGCTAAAAAGGATGATAGAGGCCGTGTCCGATCCGGATTACGTGTACATGATCAACGATAGCGACAACTTCGTGGACAGGGCCGAGCTTTATAATTTCTGGGCCAAGACGCTGATAGCGGAGGTCGATGATTTCAACGTGCCCGAGTCAAAGAAGGAATTGATATCGAAGAGACAGAAAAAAATACGGGACGCTTCCCTTGGATCGGTAAACCCCAAGGTAATATCCGAGTTCAAGAGGAACGCTTCCTCATTCATTCAATATGATTTATCCAATAGTAATATGACAAACAGCGAGAAAATAGAGCATATCCTACGGACATTCGGGGTGATCGTGAACGTGGCCAAGGAGATTAACGGGTACTCGTCAGACACGTATCTGCTAGAGGTATCCGCTGGGACAAAGATCACGACAGTGATGAAATACAAGCTAGACATAGCGAACGCGCTGGACGTGCCATCCATAAGGATGGGTAACGAGCTTATGGTGTATGAGGAAAAATCCTACCTCTCCATAGAATCACCGAAGAAAAGAACCAAGTCCTTGTATTGGGACAAGAAGTATATCGACGGCATGAGGATTCCCATAGGAACGGATAACTTCGGTAGGCTCGTGGTGTGGGATCTCGATAACAACTCCACGCCTCACGCCTTGATTTGTGGAGCTACCGGTAGCGGTAAATCCGTGTGTATCATATCCACGATAGAATACGCCCGCTTAGCCGGTATCCGGGACATCGTAATTTTCGATCCGAAATACGAGTTCTGTAATTATTCCTCCGAGAAATACATAAAGGTCTATAATGATATAGAAGAAATAGAGGCCAAGATGAAAGAGCTCGTACAGGATATGCAAGAAAGGGCTAAATCGAGGGCATCATGGAAAACGCTGGTGGTGTTCGATGAGTTCGCCGACGCGGTAGCGTCCTCCCGTTCGGGAACAGAACTTGACATAAAGGAAATGGTCGAGGTTGGCCAGCGAAAGAACGCCTTCGGATTCCTCGAGCCTAAAATGGAACTACGCACGGTCGGTCGTGAAAAGTCATTGGAGGAGAATCTGAAGATGTTGCTACAAAAGGGACGATCGCTTGGGTTCCGGATCATGGCGGCTACGCAAAGAGCGTCGGTTAACGTGATCACGGGAGACGCTAAGGTGAATTTCCCCGTACAGATATGCTTCCGTGTACCTAAGGAGATTGACTCCAAGGTTGTCCTTGACGAGCCGGGAGCCGAGACGTTGGGCGGCATGGGGGACGGACTAATGAAATCTCCCGAGTATCTAGGTATCGTGAGGTTCCAAGGTTTTTATAAAAAATAACGGCCATGGCTAAAAGGTACCAGCTATCCGAGTCTTTCATTAAAACACTGTCCCGCCATCTATCGGTTATCCTAGAACACGTGGATTCCAAGGGAAGACCAAGGATAGCCGATACCGTAAGATTGGCCAAAAAGGATCTAAAGAAACTCGAGAAAATAATCCAAGATGAAAGAACTGATATTATGCCTCAATGAGGCATGTTCTAAAAGACATTGCCTTTGCCATCAACGGCAGAGGCATTGGACAGACCCGTCTAAAAAAGAAGGGGAAACTGTGAGGCCGGAATCGGCCTTACTTGACGGGAATACTCCTTGCAAAGGGTATGTCCCACAATACGAAAGAAAGAAGTATAACATTAATTATTAAAGTATATATGAGAAACTGGTTTATTAGCAAGGTCGCATATGAGAAGATGCTGGAGAACGGCATGCAAAAACGAGTGGTCGAACCCTATTTAGTGGATGCCCTCTCCTATACGGAGGCTGAAGCACGCACGATAGAGGAATTAAGGCCGTACATTACCGGAGAGTTCACTATCGCCGACATAACACGTAAAAAGATAGCGGAACTATTCTTTAACGATAACGGTGATAGATTTTATGAGATTAAGATCTATTTTATCACGCTTGATGAGAAGAGCGGCATAGAGAAGAAAACAGCGGCCAGATTCATAGTACAGGCGAGCGGCCTAAAGGAAGCGATCTCATGCTTCGAGGAGAATATGAAAGGGACCTTGGCGGATTATACCTTGGCAATGGTAAGCGAGACCCTTATTATGGACATCTTCCCGTTTGACGCTGATAGCGTACCAAAGGGCAAAACAGATAATTAATATTAGAGTGTGTTTTTCATGGTATTAGATTTAGTTTTTATCCCCGCCGTCCGTGAGGATATGCGGGGATTTCGGGCGGTAAGTATTCCGGGATGAAACGTTACGGAGTGCGCATGAGGTAAAGAGGCCGGTTCGATCCCGGCACCGTCCACGAATAACAAACATCTAATTATGGAAACAATACAGAATTTAGATCACTTGACAATGGCCATGTACCTTATCACCGCAATACTCGGACTTATAGCAGTGATCTTGGCCATATTCTTACTAATAAACGATAAAGAAAGGAGGAATCCATGGGAAAGAAAAGATACGAATTAGTGATAGCCGTTGACCCGGACATAGATAAATCCGGCGTATGCGTACTGTCTCCTTCAACGAGACAGCTAATTCTAAAGAGCCTCCCCTTCCCTTCCTTGATTGACTTTATCAAGGAGGCAAGAGAGAGATACAAGGGGATAGACATAGTGGTCATTGTCGAGGCCGGATGGCTTAACGAAAAAAGCAACTACCATAAGGCTAGGGGTAAATCCGGCGAGAGGATAGCCAAGTATGTAGGTCGTAACCAGCAAACCGGGATATTGCTTCTCCAGATGTGCGAGCACATAGGGATTCCCTGCGAGGAGGTAAAGCCTTTGACCAAGCATTGGAAAGGGGACGAGGGCAAGATAACCCATGAGGAACTCTCCTACATAGTCGGTCCCTTGCCTAAGAGAACGAACCAAGACCAACGTGACGCTACGATTCTGGCTTGGTGGTACGCCGATCTACCAATAAAAATAAAGACTTGGTGATATGGCGAAGAAGAAAGACGAGCAAGAAAAGGTGAAATGTGGCGATTGCGCCAACGGACATCCTCACAAGGGGCTATGCGTTTGGTGCATCATACATGACGCTGGACGGGTAGCTAACTCCACGAGATTTTGTAACACTTTTAAAAAGAGAAAATAATATGGAACAAGAGAAATTTGATTTATGGTGCGTGGTCGAGTTATTCGGCCATTCAAGGATAGCGGGAAGATGTACGGAACAGAACGTGGCCGGTACCAATATGCTTCGGGTAGACGTTCCGGATACGAGTAACCAGCCCGGTTTCACCCGCTTTCTCTCATCGGGGGCCATATACGCTATAAATCCTGTCTCCGAGGAAGTGGCAAGGCAAATGGCGGAGAACCTGCAAATACAACCTGTAAACATATGGGATGTAAACCACCTTGTAGACCAGAAACTAAAGTCCTTGCAGGGAGGAGAATCCCCAGATTTTGATTTTTAGTATATGGATAAGGGTTTCATAATGCTCTCTCGTAAGTTTTTTTCTAATGAAATGTGGGAAGCAGCCCGGACATTCTCGGAGTGCGAAGCGTGGCTTGATCTAATACAATCGGCACGATTTGAGGCAACCGACACGATTGAATGTATCGGAGGTAGAGAAATAACATATGGGAGAGGATAATAAATCCTCTCTATTTTATAATAATCATTTAGATAACTGTATGAAAAGAGGACTAAGCAAGCTTACCCCCAAGGAGCTATCTATGTTAAATAAGACTATTAAAGGGAAACGGATAGTATCCTTTTATTCTGAAGATGGGGATATAATTAATGAAATGATGCCTTCTTGCGATAAACTTCGAAAATTCAAAATTAAGCATGATATCATTTATGCACTTGATGGAACAATAGTAAAGCGCATTCCAATCGGTGGCAGAGCAATATATCTTTTTGCAGAGAATCATGGAATAAGCTCAAGAATGAGAGATGCAATTCGTGAAGAGGCCATGAAACTAAATGACAGTATAAAAAGAAAAGTATTTGAAAGAGACGGTAGATATTGTGCTGTTTGTGGATGTTCTGAAAAACTCTGCATAGATCATATTATTCCTGTATCAAGAGGAGGCTTTACAGTTTTGGACAATCTTCAAGTATTATGTGAGAAATGTAATTTACAGAAAAGCAATATGACAATGGAAGAATTTAAATTATGGAGAAATAAACATGGCACGACCAAATAAAGAAGGGCTAGACTATTTCCCTTTCGATGTTGATTTCTTTTCTGATGAAAAAATAGGCTCAATATCGGGTGAATTTGGCATTAAGGGTGAGATCACCGCTATAAAGCTGCTTTGTGCGATATACCGAAATGGGTATTTCATATTGTGGAATGATGCGTTAAAGATGTCACTGCTTAGAGGTTTACCCGGCATTAGCTTAGAATTACTGGAGCAGATAGTAACACGCTTGGTTAGGTGGGGATTCTTTGAACAGACTCTGTTTAGCACGGTAAGTGTTCTAACTAGCAAAGGTATTCAGGAGCGATATTTCAAGGCTATAAAAAGAAGAAAAGATTCATCTAATTATCCTTACCTACTAGTTAATGTAGACAATAATAAGGTTAATGTAAGCAATAATGACATTAATGTAAACACAAACCCTATAAAGGAAAGAAAAGGAAATAAAAATAGAGAGAGTCTTAATACGCGTGAGACGCTTTTCGAGAATTTCAAGAATGAGTTATTGGGAGACGAGGAATGGCGCAGATACGCTTGCCAGATATCGGGATTGAGCGTCGCTTTCAATGACCTCATTCCCGGCGAGCTGGATAACTTCCTCGCTTGGATGGTATCCACCGGGGAAGGCGATACGCTAAAAACGATAGATGACGTGAAGAGACGATTCACCTATTGGTGGCAAGGAACAGGACTAAGGGCTTATAATCAAAGACATAATGGAGGAACAAGAAAAGAAACTTTCGGAGGCTATACAAGCCATGCGGGGGCCTACGGAAAAAGAGAGGCTCCAGCAAAAACAGGTGTTCAACCTAGTGAAGAAGCACGCAAGGACTATACAGAACGTTTCTAGGTACGATCTCTCGGACGATACGGAGTACATCAGCCACGCCCGGATGATAAAGGCGCTCGGTTGTAATTACCTAGGGATCGAGAGGCGGCAATTCGAGACAGACAGGGGGAATGACAAGGTTTTGAGATTCCTGTTGTATTATTTCAACGATTGCCCGTTGGCCGAGTCCGTATTCCCGGAGGAGAACTATAAGCTGCACAAGAACCTCCTTATCGTGGGAGATCCGGGAACGGGCAAAACGCTCATGATGCAGATATTCGCCGATTACCTGAAATTGACGGATAACCCCAAACGCTTCGTGAACCTATCCGTGACCCAGATGATGAACTATTACAAGATCCATGGTCACATAGACAGGTTCACGTACAACGAGGAGGCCGGGAAAGGGAGCATGGAAGGGAACCCGTTCGATATCTGCCTTAACGATATCGGTCTTGAGACGGAGAACCAGAAAAGCTACGGCACCAGCCTTAACAGCGTAATAGACGAGTTCCTATACGCGAGGTACGAGATATACCAGTCCCATCAGAAGAAGTATCATATCACTTCCAACCTGTCCGTCACGGATTTCAAGAATCGGTTCGGAACTAGACTGGTGGACAGGTTCAAGAGTTTTAACGTGATAATCCTAAACGGAGAAAGCAGAAGAAGATAACATGGAAATAACAGAGAGATTGAGAAACACCCCTACCGGGTTGATCGTGTTGGTAGGAGACATGAAAATTGTCGTGGAAAAGTACAGGCCTTACTACAACGGGCAGAACAAGATCCCGTGCAGGGGATGCGTCTTTCGGGACGAGGGAGCGAGATTCTGCGAATACAGCAAGGCTTGCATGGCCCATCTGAGGCCGAATCATGAGAGCGTGGTGTTCGCTAAAACCAAGGAGATATGACACATGGATCATATGTATAATAAACATATTTACCAATGGAGATATTAAGGTGTAAGGTATGCGAGGTGTGTGGAACGGTAGACCCTTCTAAAAGATATGAATGGGCCAATGTTACAGGAGATTACGCTGATGTAGAACATGGATATAGGAGAATGTGCTGTAGATGCCATAGAAAATTTGACAAATCAAAAGAAGGAGTAAAGAATAATGTTAAACGAAAAAAATAAGAAAGGAATATTTGCCAGAGAAGGAGGCCGGTTAACTCACGGATCTCTGTTCTCTGGCATTTAGGTTGGCGGTTTTGACCTTGCCGCCGAATGGATGGGATGGGAGAACCTGTTCCATTGCGAGATTAACGAGTGGTGCCAAAAGGTACTGAGATTTCATTTCCCAAAAAGCATTCAATATGACAATATTACAAGAACTGATTTCACTCTGTGGAGAGGGAAGGTTGACGTACTCACAGGAGGGTTCCCTTGTCAGCCATTTTCAACGGCAGGAAAGCGAAGGGGAGCGGAAGATGACCGTTACCTCTGGCCGGAAATGCTTCGGGCAATACGGGAGATACAACCCGCTTGGGTCATTGGTGAGAACGTTGCTGGAATCACCAGCATGGTACAACCCGGCAGTGAGATTACGGTGGAAAGTCAAGCCTCTTTGTTTGAAACGTCTGACAAGGAAACGCTACTCGAGCAAGAATACGTTATCGAGACCGTCTGCCGAGATCTTGAGCGTGAGGGATATTCCGTCCAGCCGATTCTTATTCCAGCTTGCGGTGTCGGAGCGCCGCACAGGAGGGACAGGGTATGGTTCATTGCTTCCTACCGTTCAGACGCAAGGGTTGAAGGTTTGCGACAAGGACGGGAAGACAAGATTCATGGATTTGAGTTCACTTCCCAAACAAGGGATAAAATACGGAGACTTATTACCGACACCAGTGGCCTCAGATTACACAGGTTCTTGTACGATAAGGAAGATGACAAAAAGCAACGGAGCACCGAGAACAGACTCTTTAAGAAATATGCCTGCCGTGATTGGGATGGACGGGGATCAATTCAATGGAAGAGTTTTCCAACTCAGTCCCCTGTTTGTAGAGGAAATGATGGGTTACCCTTTAATGTGGACAACCTTACCATTCCTTACGGAAAATGGAGAAAAGAATCCATAAAAGCCTACGGAAACGCCATCGTCCCACAAGTAGCATTTGAGATATTCAAGGCGACAGAAACATCAACCTTTCATCATAGTTGAAAACTGCATTCATCTATGATGAGAGCAAAGAAAGAATATAAAATTACATGAGAACACCAATCACATATTATGGAGGCAAGCAAAACTTGTCCGAACGCATTGTATCAATGATGCCTAGGCATAAGATATATTGCGAGCCATTCTTTGGAGGAGGAGCGGTATTTTTTGCGAAGCCTAAAGCTGGCATAGAAGTGATCAATGATAAGAACGACTTGTTGATAAACTTTTTCAAGGTCTGCCAGTCCGCATCCAAATTTAAGGAGTTACGTGAGAGAATCCGGTTATCGCTACACTCCGAGTCTGACTACATTAGGGCTAGGAACATTTATCGAGGACGATCTGAGGTCTCGGATGTAGACAAGGCTTGGGCCGTATGGATCATGGCAAATGAGTGCCATTCTGGTAGCTTGTATGGAGGATGGAAATTCTGTAACGGTACCGCCGGGACACACTTCGGGAAGGTTTTCAGGAATAAGCGTGAGGAGTTCAACGAGAAATTGTACGATCGCCTATCAGAGGTGCAGATTTCCTGTAGGGACGCGTTGAAAGTTATCAAGAACAGAGATAGCGTTGATACGTTATTTTACCTTGATCCTCCTTATCCCGGGGCGGTTCAAGGTCATTACTATGGTTATGGGGAGAATGACCTTGCGGATCTGCTAGATATTTTGTCTAGGATCAATGGCAAATTCATTCTCAGCAATTACTGGACTGACACCTTACGCTCCTTTGTCAATGAAAACAAATGGAACTATAAGGAAGTAAAAGTCACCACTCATACGGCCGTTCACTCTCGGATAAGGGAGAGTACGGAGGTTTTGGTTTACAATTACGAGATTGAGAAAACATTGTTTTGATATGAGAAATAAAGAACTAATCGCTCTATTACAAGAGCAAGATCCGGAAGCGGAGGTAATGATTCGCACGTCCGACGATCAATATTACTACGATTTAGTGGACGTGTTCACGGATAAGGATGGGGATGTCATAATACAGGAGGGGTAAATATGGATAATAAGGAATATTTTAACAACGAATTATAATATGAATCAAATTTGCACGAATAAAAAACAATCATCACGTCTATTAGAGGCCGGGGTGAGACTGGGGACTGCGGACATGTATTTGGACGAATTCGAATGTCCGGTCGCATTTGAATATAGAAGGATTGAAAAGCACGTGGGTCAAGATATGGCATTCCCGGCTTGGTCTCTATCTAAATTGATAGATATGCTTCCTGCCACGATTTCACAACGCAACCGACCCGATTTAAGTTTGGAAATCACAAAAGATAGCGTGTATTGGTTCATCCAATACACAGAACTGGGATACGACTGCAAGCATGAGGTTATGAAAAAGAATGTCTTAGATGCTGTTGTGAATATGATTGAATGGCTTATCAAGGAAGGATACCTTGACAAGAAATACCTAACAGATAAATGCGGTGATTGCCGACTTATCGAGGATGAAGACGCAAACGGGGACGCTTGGTGCGCCTTCCATCAAAAGCCGGTAAGGTGCGATATTAGAGCTTGTGAGGATATTTTAAAGAAAGGAGGATCAAATGCGTGAGATTAAATTCAGAGGGAAGAATCTTAATACTAAAGAGTGGGTGTATGGAGATTTATTGCAATGGAATGATGGAGAAACAGCTATTGGTGTTCATGGACAATTCATTGATGACGGTTATCATTTTAATGAAAACTATGATAAAACACCTTATGTTGATGAAACTACCGTAGGCCAGTACACAGGCCTAAAAGACAAGAACGGAAAGGAGATTTACGAGGGGGATTTAATAAAAGCTCCAAGCGGACGTATTTATGCCGTTATATTCTCAACATGGAAACATGAAGAGAAAAGAGATTTTCCAAAAGTAATCGACTTGTATGAACATACAGGATGGTGTATATCCCTAGATGGGGTTAATCCATGTGAACTGCTGGATTCGGAGGTGTGCCAAGGAAGTGTTATAGGCTCAGTGTATGACAATCCCGAACTACTGAAAGGAGGTAACCATGAAAGCAACATATAATACCATCGATTGGGAACAGCGTAGGTACGAGCTTGCTAAAAGCGCCATGAATGGTATTTTAAGTGATGAAAATGAGGTGGGTTATGCTTGTTCTGAGGTAAAATACGGGGAAAACGAAAAACATACGATTCCAAAGGCTATCGCTCAATATGCGGTTGCTTGCGCAGACGCACTGATAGAGGAATTGAGGAAAGGAGGATCAAATGAAGAATAAGATCGAGTGCTTGATAACCTCCATACTGATAGTTCTTTCTTTCGTGTTCATCACATGGTCCATAGGGTTTATCATCCCAAGGTACTGGGTTACGATTGCCTTTTTGGTTTACGGTATATATCTCATCTATGGTATTCTCAACCCAAAGAAAAAATACTACTTCGCTTCGTATTGGCTTCCTAGGGGAGATAGAGGACGGATATTCATCGCATGCGATGAGTTTAAAGTCCGGGAAACGGAAGAGATTATAGCCAAGGATAAAGGAGTGGAAAATGCGGTCATTGACTATTACAGACAGATTTCCAAGGAGGAATATAAAATTCAAACAGATAAATAAATATGAGCAAGATTGATTTCAACGCACTCCGTGATCGCATGCGCATTTGTACGCATGGTCACGGGTTTCATGATACGGAGTTGAGCAATGAGCATCTTATGATGCTAGTGATAACAGAGATTTCGGAAGCCGTGGAAGCGGACAGGAAAGGTCTATACGCAAGAAGGAAGGTTTTTGAGGATTGGATAATCTTAATGGATGATCCTAAAACAAAAGATGAAGAATTTATATATGCCTTCAAAAGCAATATTAAAGATACCGTTGAAGATGAGCTTAGTGATGCCTGCATCCGCTTGCTGGATCTCGCAGGATCGTTAGATATCAGCCTTGACGATATCTACGATTTCACTAACGAACCTGAATATAAAGACTGGAATTATGTTTTAAAGGAAATGTCTTTTACTGAGAGGATGTTCTTTTTGACATCTATCCTAACCGAGGATAGAGATATAGCGGAAGTAATCAAGGCTTCGATAGTAATTATATTTCTTAATGCGGACTTGCTGAATATAGATCTCTTATGGCATATTGAACAGAAAATGAAATACAACGAATTAAGGGAGAATAAACATGGAAAGAGATATTGATAAGAGACAGACAGTAGAAGAAGCGGCTCATTTCTTCGCTGAAAGCAGGAGTAGCGGTAGTGCATTCCCTGCGTATTATCAGGGATTTATTGCAGGTGCCGAATGGCAGTCCTGTCAATCCCCGTGGGTAAGCGTGAAGGAAAGATTACCTAAAGAAAATGAGATGGTTCTTTGTAGAATGGTATCAAATGGAGCAATAGTTAGTGGTTATATAGTTGTTGAAGCCGGGAAACCTCCACGTGTCGCAACATCCGGTAATTTTGAGTTTGAAGATTACGGAGATTATGAATGTGATATGTGGATGCCTATACCCGATCTAGAGGAATAGTATTAACCGAGCCTTCCCATGAAGGCTCATAATTAAAAAAATATATGAAATCTAGAGAATTAGAAAAAAACTCACCATCGTTAGATCTGATATATAATGCTATAAAAGAAGCGAATAAACGAAACGAGTATAAAATATTTTTCCCGCATTGGGTATACTTCTCCGATGAGTGCAAACTTGAACTCATGAGACAAGGATTCAAGCTCTATCAAGGAGAATGGCACCGAGGGGATTATGGATTAATAATAGAATGGTAACAAATAAATAAATCATGGCAACAAAATATAAAATCAAACAACATGTGTGGTGTACGAACGAAAGGCATAAGTCGGAAGTCGGCGTTATCGCTGAAGTCGTGGAAGAAAAGTCTTTAGTTAAAACCAAAGATGGGGTACGTGAAGAAAACCTTTATTGTGTTATGCTCCATTATCCTAACGGGAAAATGTATTTCGAGGAATTTTTTGAATCAGAGTTAGAGTTAGTAGAACATTAATAAATAATGAATTTATGGTATTATCTCCAGAAACAGTCAACGCCTACAAGGAACTGTTGACAAATCCCCAAAAACATGGCTTACAATTTAAGCCACTACATGAATGTTTTGAAGAAATAGAAGAAGTAACCCCAAAACATTTATTGTTTGAAGACTTCGCAAATTACCTTCAAAAGCCTTTACCCAAAGTGATATTTTATATCATAATGGATGAATTGTACTCTCATCTGATAGATAAGGATGAGAAAACTAACAACTTAGGATATAGATTGAAATTAGTAGCTAAACCGTAAGAAATCATGAGTAAAAGTAATCATCAAATCGAAGTTGAAAAACTTAGCAAAATAGAATCTGAACTGCTCAGATTAATATCTGACTCGGGAAACGAGGAATTACAAAATAAGTTTCTTGAGTGGCAGAGACAAAGAGCTATCTGCAATGTGTCATTGGTTACGGAATTAGAGCATTCTATTAATAATAAATAATCATGAGATTAAGACACGCCAGCATATGTATTGGACGGAGGCCGGGAAGAAGTTCATCCTTGATTTGTATAACCTTAAAATTTCAGCCTAATGAGAGATAAACCTTTTTATGAGCTGTTATCACGCATAGATGAAGACAGTTTATTGGCCAACTTTTTCAATAAGGTGTTAGGGAATTTGGATATGGCGAGAATCATATCCGCACCCCGTACTTTTCGTCATAAAGATGATGAAAATAGCCGATATTGCATTGATCTTTTTTATGATACATGCTTGTGGGAAATGTATCTTCATCAATTCATATACAAGCTGAATGGATGGATAAAAACACTGGATGAATACCTGACAGAGTTTGGTGGGAGCTGGAAATATTACGCTTCCTCGAAACGTGTCGAGAGCGTTAATGAATATGGCGGCGATGACGATGACTATAACGAGGATGGAAGCGTGAAAGTCATGGATATTCCCAATGACAGGCTTGAGCCTTACTCAGTCATAAGGGAGTTGGTCTGTGATGATTGGACAGATATAGTTCAAGAGACCATCCCGAAAGATTTGGAGAGGCTATACGGATGCCTACAAGCAGAGGCTAATTTATCCATAGCGGATTTTTTCAAGGACAAAATGGGAGTTGATATACCTATGTATCAAAAAGATGACAATGGCAATATGGTTAAGATGGGATTCGCAGACAAAGTATTGCATAAAGCCGCTGAACAAAACAATTCAGAGGTCATGGGATCGTATGTATTGTTGGCATGCTATTGTATGCATGATCTTGTCTCCGCCATAAAATCGTTAAATCCATTTGAAGACAACGTGGAGGCATTGACTAGCGTAAGGAATGACTCAGTGCGGTTTCTATCCATGTCCTTTAGTAATATGGATGTCGTAAAAAAATACATGTCATCATAACAGGCACGAGGTCGTAATTTGAACTGTGTCAGTTTCTAATCTATCAGATAAACCATAATTTTACTTTCGGATAAATATCTGAATATAAATTCGATATGAAATGATATTTTACTGGCCAAAAGAAAAAACAAAACAATGACACAGTTTAATTTACTCCCCCAACAGGCACATCAAGGCCATCTAAATGCAATAGGTTTTGATCAATATGTCAAAACCTATTACTTATATCATATAATTTTATCGCAAAAAATGGAACAGCAAGATATTTCATTATCCTATGGGATACACCGTTCTCCATCTATCGGAAACGAGGGGGAATTATCAGAATGTGTAAATTTGATACCCAAGAATGGTGAGTTGGTGAATATACAGCCTCCGAAAGAATTAGGCATAACCCTTCCGGAAGGATCGGTACTTATGTACGTGCATCGGACAAAGGATTTCCTTCACTATATCTTTTTCCAGACGAATGTTTTACGTTATGCGGATACGGACGGAACGACCCATCTTATAGGGGCGAACCAATATGACAAAATTCCCAAAGCTATCACGTCCATAGGAAACACCTTGATTGTAATAAGCGAAGATCCTATAAGATATTTACTTTGGGATGGAGAGTTTTATAAGGAATTAGGAGATAAGCCCCCTTTCCCTATCCTGTCATTCGGATTGGTAGGATCATTGGATAAGACCGAACAATTGTCCGTATCCGTTGATCCGCCCTATGATGGAGCCTTTACGGAAGATCAACTATCAACTATCAGTAATTCCGTGATGGGATATGTCTCAAAATTTATCAGGGAGAGAAGCGTGGATAGAGGCATGTTTATATATCCGTTCTTTATTCGTTACGCTTATAGACTATATGACGGAACGTCTTACATGCAATCAGCCCCGATACTGATGATACCATCGTCCGGAGTAACTCCTCACGTTCCATTTACTATTGATGTGGACACAGACGATTTTGACGCAAAGATCATTGTAAATTTCATTATATCCTCAGTGGTATGCTCCATTAATTACAAAGTCAGCGGAATGGGGAATCAAAGGGAATGGTGGAAGGACATAGTTAAAAGCCTTGATATATTCATAACGCCGCCAATATACACCTTTGATTATTATGGGGAGATTAATAGGGCACAAAAGATATCAGACGATAACGGTTTCGGGGTGTACTCTATAGGTGGAGGATATTACAATAGGCATACATTCGAGGAAGCCTTATCCATAGCCCTGCCGGGATCAGGTTATACCGATCAACTCGTCTTACCCGGAAAGGCCATGGATAATAAGGTGCCGGATAATTCATTGTTTTACAAAGTAGCAAGCATAGCATATGAGGACTTGTGCGGTTATAACGGGGGTGAAAGACACTCTCTCACTTTAGAGGATAATGTGCTGGAATCGTTGCAAAATCGAGAGCAACTTGTTGATGCGGATGCGTACCAGAATTTAGATTGGCTAATACCTGATTATTCCTATACTTATAACCAGCGGTTAAATATAGCTAATATAAAAAGGATACTATTTGATGGTTATCCTCCGGAGTCTATGGTAGCGTACAACGACGGTAGCAGCACGTTGAGCATAAAGGTTTTCATAAGAGAAGGAGAAAAGGATATCGTCGTTCAAACATCCTCCTCATATAACCTTGGTATCAATTTGCATTACCTATATTACCCCAACGCTAACGCATACAAGATGGTGATAACACGGAATTCGGACGGATACCAAGCGATCGTTACCCTTTCTCCGCATAACACGCTGAACGGGGCTTACTATTTCGGCTCATACGCCCCGATCATATTTAAACCGGGCAGCGATAGCACACCAATATCAACGGACAAGTCAGTCAATATGCCAAACAAGATATATACGTCCGAGGTCAATAACCCGTTTTATTTCCCGTTGGCAGGAATAAATACGGTGGGAACCGGTGAGATCGTAGGTATCCGATCCACCACGAAAGCGCTGTCCCAAGGGCAATTCGGGCAGTTTCCCTTATACGCTTTCTCTTCCGATGGGATATGGGCCTTGCAATTATCGGACGCGGGATTGTATTCCTCCATCCAACCTATAAGCAGGGATGTTTGCAATAATCCGGATAGTATCACGCAACTGGATTCCTCGATAGTATTCAGTACCGAGCGTGGCCTTAAATTATTGCAAGGCTCCGATATCAGCCTTTTATCGTCATCCTTGGAAGGAGCAAATATTGATGAGACATTCTTTAATGTCAACCCGGATTTTAGCGATCTGTTCATCCCGGACACGGAAACTTTCGTAGAGACATTGCGAACTTGTAAGATTGCCTATGATTATACGAATTCCCTATTGCATATTTATCCCAAAGGGACTAGAAAGCATTATGTATATTCTTTGGACACCGGGGAATTCTCCACTTTCGTAGGGGAAGAGGTCAAGGCCATGGCGCAAGATTATCCAAGCTCGGTAGTGCAAATAGGTAACGTTTTGTACTCACTGGAAAAATATGTCTCTGAAGATACCAGAAAAGGCATAGCGATCACACGTGCCTTGACGTTAGGAGATCCTTTCTCTTTAAAGGTACTAGTCGATCTTAGGACGTTGGGTTTACGAAAGGATGAGTCCTCAAAAATCAAGATAGCGGTATTCGTAAGCGCGGATAGGAAAAATTGGTATCGGCTTAAATCTCTTAGGCAAAGGGCTTTTAAATACTATCGGCTCGTTTATTTCTCAAACCTATATGATTTAGATACATTATCAGGAACCAGAGTAAGATTCGAGACTAGAAGGGATTGGAGGATGCGTTAAAGTACCCCTCGGCCTAGCCGGGGGTATATGTCATTTTTTTTGCTTGTAACTGGCCGCTACCTTCAACAACTCAATAGCGGAATTAGTGTTTTTGGCATCCTCGAACTTTATAGAGGATACCTTTGGTACCACGAACTCACTAGCCTTTAAATAAACAGCGCATTTATCCTTATCCTTTAGCTTGAGGAAAGCTTTCTTGAACTCTTCCTGATTGTCGATTACGAAATCACGGAAAAAATTCTTTATCTCCGTGTTCTTATTCCGGGTTCCCTTCTCCCTTCCTCCCATCTTCATGTGACCATTCTCAAAACCTTTTCCCATGATCTATAATCTGAAATAAACATCCTTAACCTGTGTCTCCCTTGCCTCGTTTATGATATTTCTTCTATCCACCTCCTTTTGAGAGGCGTACATCTGTACCCTAGATGGATCTACCATCCTATACCAAAAAGATAATACGCTATCAACCACGAAACGGTGGATATAAACGGCCAATCTCCTAGGATCCCCACGCCATCCTCTTTCCATCACCAAGTTTATGATCCATTCCCTATCATCCTTCACCTCGTCCGTTACGGCGCGGCTCTGAACCCAAGGTGAAAACGCCCGTAAATGGCCGGCAGCCTCCGACAACGCATCATTCACTTGACGAAACATCCAATCCGCCGTTTCCTCTGAGGTCTCCAGCCCAGCTCTTTCCTTTCCGGGAAGGCCCGATACATCCCCAACCTTCCATGTCTCGAAATCCACGTCATACTCAATCTCGCACCTCAATAGCGTTATCGTTAACTCAAATCCACGCATATCGACACGTGGATGTATGATTTTCCTGTCTCTCATATTTCTCCTGTTTCTATAATGACATCATCAACAATGACATCATCAATATCCTTAAACGGCTTCCTCTTGCACTTTCGAGGAGCTTTCCTTGAATAGGCGGTTTCCTCTATCATGGACGCTATACCCTTTAACTCCTCCTCTAGCTTTCCGGCTAGTTCCTCAAAGTAAATCAGGCACCAATTCCAAAGGACGAACCACACCACGTATTTATGGACCAAGGTCGCCAATGACTCACTATCATATCCTCCACGACGATCCTTCATGCGCAACACCCAATTCACGGCATCGGTATCCAATGAGTCATCCGAATCGCCGGGCATATCCTCCAAGATACCGGACAAGGAAACCTTTAAGGTCGCCACCGCCTCCTCTATCTTGCGTCTTATAAAAGTATCATCGGCCTCGTTATCATCGGACTGCGAGGAGAATCTTTTACCGGGATCCTCCTTTCTCATATCTCCCAGCCTCCACGTCCACTGGTCTATGTCATGCTTTAAATATGTCCAACCTAGATTTATGTCCATATCATGCTTTTTTTAATAGCGGGGGATTCTTCCTGTATATGTTCTTCACGCACATGACGGACATATCCTCCCACAAAGATTTATAAACCCCTATCCTATCAGGCTTCCGATCGGAAAGCCAACTCATCATGGAATAACCAACCAGAGCGTCCAACAGGTTCTCGTCCAGTTTCCTGTTGACGTTCCAACGTGTATCCTCCGTCCTGACCTCCCATACGAACCCTTCTTCCGAGTAAGCGGAAGAGGTTATGATTTTGGACATGCCTTCCTCCAACGACCTTGCCGCTTGTTCCAGATATGTCCTTATAAGAGGTCTATCCTGTTCCGTTATCTTTATCTTTAGATATAGGCTTTCCCCGCTATCCCCGACGAGATCACGTCCCTCGAAGCTGGATAGCATCTCGCATTTATTTATCGCCTTTATATATTCAAACTCATATGTCATTTGTGATCCTTTTCTGGCAAAAATAGGGCTTTAGGTATGATTATTTTGTTATTTTGGTTATTCTGACAAAACCAAGTGCTTTTATTCGATTTATTTGCGATTAAAAAGATCAATCATGAAACGACTTATTCCTAAATCACGGTTTTCCCGACGCCCCACGACGGTTGATAGCGTCAAGCACCGCGTCAAGATATCAGGCACGGACAAGACCAACATACCTTTACTGTCTAGGTGCCAAAACGCTTGGGAAAACCTTAGCGATTTCAGGGCCACCCGTCTTCGTAATTTCCGTTACGTGTTCGGTGACCAATGGGGTGATATCGTGGTGGACAAGGACGGGAAAAGAACGAAGGAACGCGATAGGATAGCGAGGCGTACGGGAGGGGTCGCTTTGCAGAACAATCATCTTTTCAAGATCGTAAATACATTGGCGGGGTTATACGCAAAGACCGCTACCCTTCCCGTATGTTTCGCCCGGCAGAAAGACGCGGATACCAAGTCACAGATGATGACGGACGCTTTACAGACCAACTGGGAAAATAACCTTATGAAAGATGTCCTCACCTCTGAGATGATAGAGTTTATTTGCGGTGGATGCGCCGTGGTAACGGAAGAATGGTCTAGCCATGACGATATAGAGGACAGCTACACCTACGTGGTCAACCCTTCCTATTTCTTCTATGAGTCGAAAGCCAATGATCCAAGGCACTGGGATGATTCCTTGATCGGGGAGATCCGTGACTATACATTAGGCGAGCTGGCCTCGGTATTAGCGGAGTCCGAGTATGATTACAGGCAATTGGAGGAGATTTACTCACCTTGGCTCAATCGTATGGAAAATCTGGGAACCCAGCAGACAGATCGTTTCATGGACGAGTCTTTTGACACGCCTCCCGCCGCCGACCTGTGCCGGACCTACCATGTTTGGACACTGGAGAACAAGCCTAGATACCGTTGCGTGGATATCATGGACACCGATGATCCTATATACAGGATAGAGCTTAGCGATCTTCCTGTTATCAAGAGAGAGAACGAGGATCGTATGCGTATGGGAATATCTCAGGGATTACCACCGGAGGAGATCCCATTGATAGAATACACCTATATAATAGATCAATATTGGCATTTCCAGATGCTATCACCGGACGGACGTGTACTTACCGAGTATGACACGCCTTATGAGTATAAGTCTCACCCCTATGTTTATAAGTTACACTATTTGGTGAATGGGAGGACAGTCCCTTTTATTTCCGTTATCATAGATCAGCAACGATACATCAACCGGCTGATCATGCTTAACGACTTGGCTATCCAATCAGCGGTAAAGGGAGTAAAGATGATCCCTAAAGACTCCGTTCCGGACGGGATGTCCAATCGTGAGTTCGCCGAGCAATTCGTTGAGATCGGATCATTCATTTTTTACGAGCCGTCCAAGAGCGGGAACAAACCGGAGGTCATAACATCGAACTCTACCAATATCGGTACCACGGAGCTATTGCAATTACAATTGAGTTTCATAAACGATATAACGTCCGTGTCGGAAGCCTTGCAAGGGAAAACCCCGTCGGGATCAACGGCGGCAAGCAGATACGCCATGGAAACACAGAACTCCACTACGTCTATCGCTACGTTACTAACCAAGTTCTCCACGTTCGAGGCCGAGATCGCTCGTAAAAAGATGAAAACGATCCATCAATATTATCAATCCCCAAGGAATATATCGATGGAGAGATCCGCGGGTTATGCCACTTATAATGAGTATGACCCGAAGACAGTCCAAGATATAGATTTCAAGGTCAACATCAAGGAATCCGCTGAATCTCCGGTAGCGAGAATGATGTTAAACGACTTGGTGAAGGAATTATGGATGGCCGGAGCCATTTCCGCAGAGCAAATGTTATCACTATCATATTACCCCGGATCAGACCAGATACTTCAGTCCATTCAATCCAACAAACAAGCGGTTGAGCAAGGTGGAAATATCCAAGGTATCCCATCGGATCAAATGAACGCGATCAACGGACATGTTGATCAAGATGCGCTCAATAAGGCACGACAAGCCTTGATGTCAGCATAGAGGATAAAGTGTAATGTGTAATGTCACTTTCTTTTCCCTTCTATGCTCATCAGGTACCTTATCCTAGCCTTAATCTCATGAAAGTTTATAGGCTCGAACGACAACGATTCTATAAGGCGGTCTATCTCCCGTCTTACAGAATCGTTTCTTTTCTTGTTATGTGATCGTGGCCTAATCATCCATGGCACACATATAAATCCAGACCTTGCCTTCAGGAGCGTCATCATCCATGAAGTAGAAATTGACAGCGTCCTCGATGATCTTTTTCTCGGCATCCGGACCGAACCATTCAGAGAACTTTGCCTCCTTGTCATGCCAGTTCGCATTAAGAGCGACGTAAACATCCCAAATATTAGCGTTGCCCGGTACGCTCATACCTTTTATAGCGGTAGCCACCTGCTCCATATTCCAGTGCTCGCCTTTATGCTCTCCCGCCTTGCCTTTATGACGCATTGCCGCCACGTCCATCCTAGCAAAGCACTCATTATAATGAGGCCCGCAAAAAACCTCATGTATATCACGTATGGCCTCGTCATACTTCTCGGGATCTTTTTCCTTTAGACACTCCATCGCCTCGTCCAGTTCTCCTATGGCCTCCCACATCTTTTTTTCGGATACCATCCCTTTTGAGTGGTAATCCTTCATCAGTTCTTTGTAACGCATGATCTTGCATTTTAAACATTAATGAATCAAGCGCCGGGAGCCGCTGGAAAGGTAGCGGAAATAGTCAATGGGGTAGCCAAACTTACACCGTAGGCACGGTTACAGCACTTGACGTTCTCGGGCGTGACTTGGGTAACGAGAGGGGTAAGAGATATCGTGGGAACAGCGCCAGCGGCCCCGATAAAAGCTACCTTGAATTGCTCGACCCATTGCTTGGTAACCGTCCTGCAGGATCCCTTGGGCGTATAAGCCACAAGTACGGCGGCATTGATCGTAACCGTCGTTTGCGTATTCACCGTACTTTGCTCGGCGACGGTGAAATTGACTATGCCGGTAGGCTGTACGCCATTGTCTGCGCAATAGGCCTGACATAAATTCTCCACTACATTAGTCAAGTATTGTTGGCTGGTAGCGGCGATCGCAATTGGTGTTAATTGAATCATGATCGTAATTATTATTGATTATTTATTTATCCACATCATCACCTTGTGGAATAGGTTCTTCTGTCAATACCTCGTATGAGCCGGTCTTTTCCGGGACCGGAAGATTGTAACGCAACAACGTCCTTAGTTCCTCCAAGTCATCGGTCTCGAACTCGACCTTTCCCTCAAACAGGGAAAGCCCGCCGTTTCTTATAGCGTCCTCCACCACCTTGTGCGCCAACTCCGGGATAGCCTCATCGGGGATGCCTTGAAGGTACCGAGCCAACATCGGCTCAACTAATGAGGATGACAATCCGTCTAGCAATGGGGATATCTCCTTGGATATGCTCCACATGGGACTTACCCAACCCGTGGAGCGTAACTTAGCGTCTATGTTCGCTATGAAAGGAAGTTGTCCCAACCGAGTTCCCAAGAGACCTTGGATAGCGGGCTGTGCCCACTTATTGAGCACAGCCGCCAGTTTTTGAGCGTTAGAGTACATGGCCATCATCAATTACATCCGCAACATCCCGTATCACAAACCTTACGCTGCGGGATCACCAACTCGCTCAATGCCGCTAGATCCGCGATCTGCTGTTGCATGCATTTCAATGTAGCGGTGTTAGTCCCATTGTAAACGGCTTGGTTCATGTTAATTGAGGCTTGTTCCTCCTTGTTCCTGTTGATGATTGTCAACAAGCGGTCATAAACATCCGCCAACTTTTGGTCAGTGTAAGTGTTGGATTTCAACAAGGCGATCTCAGAGTCCTTAGCGGAAATCTTATCCATCATCCCAGCCTCATAGCGGGAAATAGGCCTGTCTTCGGATGTGATTACCTCAACCGGACCGCCATATCCAGCGTTCCTTACGTTGCCACAACCACCCAAAAGATTCCCGGCGTTCAATCCCAAGAAAGAAGCGATACCTGCGGAAGCTCCCACGGTGTTGTAATTACCTTGGCCTTGCCCGGTGACACTGTACTCCTCACCATTCATTCCTTTAATTCTCATAACCTAGATTTTTTAATGATCATGTCCGGGTATCCCGGACACCACAAAAATCCAGAGAAGTCCATACCATGGGAAATATCTTGTTCCTAGCTTATTCCTTATTCATTCCTAGTTTGTTCCTGACCTCCCGGTCAAGCATATGTATCATCCAATTACGCCTTATCCTATCTGGAAAATCGTTCTTGATCCTATTAACGCCCCGTCTGGTAAGCCCTGTAAGATCGGCCACAACTTTCTCCGAGTACCCCTTATCCAAGAGTATTATAATGAGGATACCACGGGCGTTAACGCATTCCTCACGGTTAAATGACATCATGTCTACGGGATCAACCCCGCATACCTCACCTGCGATACAAATCACTCGCTTGTAAAACTCTTCGACCTTGTTCATATTCATATTTTAATTGAACATTAATAAAGCCACGCATGTTATATCAAGGAAGCCCCGAAAAACACACATGGCTTGGCTATGTTTTCCTTCGTCCGGGTCGAATCAGAGAAGGAATAGGGGCTTTACCCCGCACGCATTCATAAATAAATATTAAGCTCGCTTGATCGTGAGATTCGGTGGGCTTAACCTTTTTCACCAAATCCTATAGAACCCGCCTATCCCGACATAGGGTGACAAGCCATGCTTTCCGATCCCATAACCGGCTATCGCTCCGATTCCCCATCTACGGGGGGAGATCGTCTTGGTTATATACTCAGTCTTGCGATAAACCTCGATGTAATCAAGATTAGGCTTATAGCCGGATATTGACAGCCGGTAATCATCCGTCTTGTACTCCTTGCTGGTTATGGGTACCGGAACATATACAGGTTCCTTTACCGTGTCACCGTCTAATGTAATGTAGACAGGAAAAGGCTCCGGTATCGTCCGCACCAATGTCTCGTAAACAGGATACGGGATACTGTCATGGATCGTGTCGGTTATTAATACGGTATCGGATTTAGACACGACTTTATCAGTCACATCCCCCCGGATATGGTAGCCAGCCGTGAAACTGGCTACCAAGCACACTAGTATTAATATTGCTTGCCACGGTTTCATTTTGCGATTCCCTCAATACGGATGCGCTCAATAAGGATTTGCCTATAAGCTTCCATCGCTCCGAATTGTGCACGTAGCAATACTTGCTTTTGCGTTGACAATCCCTTGAACATATCCGTACCAAAAAACTTACCTAGCTTTTCTTGTTTATCGGATAATTCGGACAATTCTATTTGGAGACGATTCATAAACGTATCACAGATCTTATAAGCCTTCTCGAATGGCTCTGCTGGACTCCATGACTCGTAACCGTCTTGATACTTCACATGATATCCAGCATTTGACTTCTCGCTTTCGTTAGGTACTCTTCCCGCTTTAAGCAATCCTTTCTCAAAAGCTTCGCCCATTGTCATAGGTTCTGCTTCAATCTGTTTTGTTCCAATATATTTTTTCATCTTATTTTACGCTTACCTTTACAGCGTTAGGTCTTATATTATTAAAGTAAATTCCACCCAGCTATAACATCCGACATTTCAGCCTCTCTCCCATTCTCAACCTTGCTCATCCCGGCCACGATCCGGATCATCTGCTCACGATCGTTGATGTTGATAGGATCATCAGCCGGGATACCGGAGTAACCAGATACAAATTGGATGTACTTTTCCGTATGGTTCTCCTTTGGCGGTGCCCAGCGGGTAATCATATTGCGGATGGTATCAAGGTGATAGTTATTATAGTAGTTTCGCAAGATACGGAAGATGGCCCGATACCCATACGCCATCGTTTCGAATTGTTTAAATGACTTGTCCTTGCTAGGTCGTATCTCGCCTTGGAACAAGTCTCCGTTGATCCGGATGTTTCCCGGGTTGTTGTTTCTAAAACCTCTAGGTATTTTTTTCTCTGCCATTGTTATTTGATTTTATTGCTATATTTGTGACGCTTTGTTAACCTTGCTATCCTCCCTTGCGAAAGACAGGAAGCTAAAATTTATTCGGCTCCCCTATCCTTTTGGATCTGGGGAGCCTTTTTTATTCTTTGTCTTGTTATACTCATCCAAGAAATTGACCTTATTGATGAATTTTACGGCGGCAACCCAATACAAGAAGGCTATCACCTTGTTATCCGGGAATACCTTGCCCATGTTCTTTAAGACATTGGTCCCGTAAAACCATATCATCGCCCACGTGATCCAAGACACGAAAGCCTTGGCGTTATCCTCCGATATATCCATCATCACGCCTATCCAGAACGAGATGATTATGATCAGGAAATAGACTAACATGTACACCCAGCTACGGATGAACTTGCTCTTCCGGAAATCCCCGTGATCCGCAGCCAACCCCCAGAACGTATCGATGAAAGCCAGCGACAGGATCACCACCAAGAAGTTCTCGATCGGCGACACGAAGTCCATCGCCGTGACAACGGCGGCTATGGCGATGGATTTTAACCATTTGGATATATCTGATATGTAGAATAAATAATACATAAATAGTTGTTTTTATATCACCGTTAAAACTTATTCACCAAATAAATAATAACATATTTATTTGGAATTCATACTAAAACAAATATTTAACAATGAAAATCATATAACAACTTATTTTTATCTACATAAAACTTTGCCTCAGTATAAGAATCGAACTCTTGGTACGTAATGCCAACCCCCGGGTAAACCTCAGCACTGTCGCCTTGTTCAGTTAATGGAAGAATCATCCTATTCCCAATATGCAAAACCTTGAATCTTTTTAATAACTTATTCATATTATCTGTTTATTAATACTGTATAACCCTTATTTTGAAGATTTAACACAGCTTCATCCGAAGCGGAGGTTCTTTCACCTGTAGCAGAAATTAACTTTTTTGAAACTTTATCTGGCACAACACAAGCCGATTGATCAATAAGCATCTGATCAATGTTCGAGATTCTTGGAGATCCATTTATCGATATAATTTTAGCAGAAGAAGATCTTCTCGACCACGTAAAACTACACGAACTATTAAATACATCTAAATATGAAAGATTGTCTGGAACTTTAGCTAAGTCTCCTACAAACGAACCATCATCTAAAACAGCTGAAGTAAGATTTAACATCTTTGAAAATGAAGAAACATCCCCAGTTATGTGACTTAAAGATATCTCTATGAGACTTATGCAATCAATCAAAGAGCTCAGATTCCCTGAGATATTTGTACCATATAAAAAAAGATTTGTCAACTTATCGAAAGCTCCTAAATTAGACAGATCTCCACTTACTTTGGTATTATTAAGTGATATACTTAAAAGACCTTTAAGATCTTTAATAGCAGAAAGATTTCCACTTACTTTGACATTATTAGATAGAGAAAGATATTTTAAATTAATCATTCTATTAAAAGAGATAATATCGCCATACAACTCACAATTACTACCATAAAATAAAGCAAGATTATTCCATTTCAAAACACTACTTATATCCCCATAAATTTTTGTATTATTAATATTTACATTGATTATCTTTGTTAAATTTGATAAATTGGATATATCCCCATAAATGGACGTACTTTGGAAATATATAGATTTTATATTATGAGATTTTTCTAACGCAATTATATCACCATACACATTAGTATTATTTGCATAAATATTCTCTATATACGGAAGATCACTAAACGATTTAATATCTCCTTTTAACTGAGAATTATTCATAGATATTTCTAAAAGATCTTTAGAATAATTCAATTCATCAACAGACATTTCTTTATTATTATTATGAGCCGTAAACTCTGTAGGAGTAAAAAACAATTTACATAACGAGTATTTTTTTATCAGCCCTATTTCTACGTCATTATTGCTTACATAAACTGATGTAGTCTCCCAAGCTTTCACAGATATCTCCTTCCCTTTGTTTTCTGTTAGTGTAGCATCTGTAAAATAGCCATCTCCAACAATATACAATGTTGCATTTTCTGTAAGATAAACAGAAAAACCTTGGGTAGATCCTGTCGGACTATCAACTTTATGAATTTTAAATCGCATTTCACCGATTTTTCTTAGGGAAGCATCTTTTACTTCTCCTTTTAATCTTGTTACTAAACACACATTCATGATTTTATGTTTTAATATTATTTATATTTATATATTTTATCCATATTAGATAAATTCTTATCTATCCATTTTTCTACCCTATAAATATTATCACAAAATTTAAATGTCTTTATAGGGGAGTATGTACTTATTGTATGTGGATTATTCGTCGGTAATGCGATCGTATTTTTTATACATTTAAATTTAAAATACCCCATAATTTCGTTTAATCCAAAGAACACGGTTTCTCCAACAGCGTATGAAACCGTAGCATCAAACGTTTCTTCATGTCCTATTTCAAAATTGCCATTATCATCCTTTACAATCTCCCAATAATCTATTCTAACCTCACTATTACTTATACAAGGAGTTTCTGGCCATTTACTATATTCTTTCTCAAAAAAACTAGTTCCAATACGCATGGTCCAATCTTTTAGCAATCCGAAAATATTTTTACTAGTTGCGATTCCAGCATCAGCTAGATTTGCGTATCTAGTATTTAATTCATCTGAATAATACTTTACTACATAACCATTTGGTAAATACAATGATGAGCTAATATGATTTGTAAGTACGTCTCTTATTAAAGTTCCTGAAAAATGAGCTCCAAAAGCCATGTCGCAATCGTACAAACCAACAAACCACTTAATACCATCGTACGTAAACCATTGCCAATTACTACTAAATCCATCTTCATTTCTGATCAAATCGGAAACGATCATGTAATCTATTATATTATCTTTGTCAAAATATACTTCATATACGGATTTAAATGTATTTAAATCATCTTCAGTCTTACCTGACTGCTCATATTTTTCCATAGCTGTTTTTATAACACCAATAGAATCAGAAAAATTATATATATAATTCTTAACTTCGGCGGTAATTCTAAGACGTTGTTCTATCTTACTAGTAATTATAGATCCGTCTGGAAGACTTCCTGTTTCAATCCAAGCATTAATTTCATCATACCCAGCTATTTCTTCTTGTTTTACATCTGCATCATACTCTTTACCTTGAAGCGTATATAGATTTTTGGGATTACGAACCTCAAATTTTTCCCATTTTATATTATTTCTTCCTCCAAAAAGTGTTTTCTCATTCAACAATCCATCTAGATGTACATTTTTAGCGTTATTTTTATCTAAATGATAGTTCTCTCTGCTTTTCTTTAATTGCCATGAGAAAATACCATAGAACGTCCCATTAAGATAACAAGCCACCGGGAACCCATCAGGAAAACATCTAGCTCCAGTATCCGTTTGTAACGAATAATCGTCAACAATAGGATTTCCTAAACTGGTCGCAGTAGCTTTTATCTTGCTCATATCAATAAGGGCTTTTTTCCATGGTCGATCCGAGGTATTCCCACGACTTTTAACTATTTGATCATACAATTTATAACAAACCGGACAAACACCACGAAAAAAATCAGTGTAATAAGCCTTCATATGAAAGCTATCCTGTGGGACCCATGTTCCAAACCTTATGTTTGGAGTATCATCACCTATCCATTCATCATCACAGAAATCAAATGATGCATTTTTTTTAATGAACTGCATACTGCTGTTACCTTGGGCGTTTGCTACAACTCGTTTTTTAAAATAATTACCTTGCATGTCCCAAAATTCTAACCACGCATTTAAGTCTTGACCCTTTTGTGTTGGCATGGAATCAATACCTGTAATATTTATTATAGCAAAACGAGGCTCTGGTATTTGAATAAAAGAACTATCACTCCAATCTATAGGGGTTTTTACATCAAATCCAATATCCAACAAATATTTTTTTATATCGTTTACACTATTCCCCTCTAATTCGATATTACTAACAGACAATGTTTCTACTTCTAATCCACGCTCATGCTTAACACCATCCTTATCCCTATATGATAAAATTTTACCATCATTGTCTAATGTAATCTCTAATCTATTTTCAAAATCTTCTTTTTTATCTATTTCTTCTAATATGGTTTCTGATTTTAAATTATACAAATAGTGGCTTCCGTCTGGAAAAGTAGCTCCTAATATTTTATATTTATCGTCTAGCTCCACTTGGAGAAACTCTCGAATATCGTAATCCCATTGTACCGGATATGATTTATTAGTATCATCAATCATGCTAATAATTTTATCTATATCTTTGATTAAGTCACGATTCAATATTATGGGATGACCATCATCACTTTTAATTCCAAACAATAATTTACCATTTGAATCTATAATGGAATAGATGTATTCTTTTTGTTGCTCTTGAGTAGTTCCAGACATTTCAATCAAGCTCGTCTCCCTTGCGTCCGTGCCAATCCACGCCCCCGCCTCATGATCAACCGTGAACTCGTACAAGAGACCGCCGTAATTAACGATCTCGCCTTTTACGTAGGGCTTGGTATCGGAGAAGACTGGGTACGTGTCTAGGCCGACGATGGATGAAACAGCCTTTTGGCTCATGACCTCCGTCTCGCTATTCCCGATCGTCTGAACCACACCGGCGGCTATGCTTTGGAAAACCCCGTTATCCACCCATCCTGAATCGTTATACACGTACATCCGGTATATAGGATTCTTATGTTCCGTGTCCTCAGCCGCGTACGTAGGGCCTACCATGTAGATATCACCCTGTTTCACGCCCGTAGAGGGCAGGGCTGAAGAGGTAGCGACATACCCCTTTATATATAGGTCTTGCGTGAACGGCTTTGACAGGTCAGACCATGTTTTCTGATCCCGTGATATCTGGATCTTATTGTCTTGAAAGCGGAACCAAGCGGCGATATACTCAGAGATCTCATTCCATACCTCTCCATCATACGAGTATTGAAGCTTGTTATTAACCGTGCGAAGCATGGGAGTAAGCCCGTTATCCCCTTTAGGTCCCTGTGCCTTGAAGCCGGTATCAACTCCATCTTGAAACCAATTGCCGTTAGAGCCTATGGTTATGTTACCCCCGACCGGGAGGGCGTCCGTTATCCTAGTCCAAGAGGAGTCAAGACGGAAGAAATCATCGGCGATACAAAGATCATAGGTGAGCTTCTCGGTTATCGTCTCCTCGTCAAGGTTCTTGTAAGTGATTATGATACCCTTCCTTCTCATCCAGAAAGGCAATTGTATACGGGTATCCCCCGCCGATCCCATCCAAGGCAAATACACGTTGTTGCATTTCCACAATATGGAATCAAGCCTCTCTTTCGTCCTAGCGTCATATATGGCCTGAATATATGTCAACGGATAGATAGGAAAACGCTCGTTCTTATCCTTGGCCAGCTTCTCTAGCTGCTGTACGCTATCCCTCTCGTAACCCTCGCAAATATCTTTTCGCTCTTCCATGATGTATCGTGCTTTAGTTCGTTATACGTAAAATATGTTGTAGCCGGCGTTAAGTCTCAAGATCAAATCAAGGTCGTTAGCCTTTACCCAATCCTCGCCTTCCTTCTTGTAAAGGGCCAGCTTGAATACGCTCGTATTATCCAACTGATCTAATTTATAGGTATTCCCGGCCAGATAGAAAGGCTTACCTACCCTTATGCGCTGATCGCCGTTCTCCGTAAGATCGATGTTCTTACGGCCTTTGTACAATGTCCTTACCTTCGGCTTGTAGATACTGAATACAAGCTTAAATATCTTTCTGATGATTTTGTATACGAATTGTCTCATGATTATGATGTTTTAATAGTTATACGATAGCTCCGGAGGCATCGACCCAGTTCGTGCCTGTCCACCAGATTGGTTTATTTAGAGTTGTATCGAAATACAAAAATCCTGCATATCCATTATTCTCATATATAAATCTAGTATTAGTAGCACCATGTGGAAATTCTTGAATAAAGAGATTTCGTATTCCATCATTTGTAACTAGCCCACATACCATCTTGTGCTCATATCCACCACCTATTTTTGAAGGGAACCCATCTATACATGTTTGCTCAGATACCTCAAAATTGAAACTGATGCAATGTCCATTTCTAACGAAATCTGGTATTATACATATCACTTTCCCTAAGTATTTTTCGCAATCAGGAACATTGATAGTTGTTGAATAATCATGTAAATTTATTCGGATGATATTAAAATCTCTCACTAGCTTTGATTCTAGATTGAGAGTTTCGCCGTTGAAATAATCAAGTTTTCGTGGTGTCTTTCCTGATTTTGCTTCGAATCCAGAAGCTATTCCTAATATTGCTGACGTAGCTTCATCAACATGAGAGCCAGAAATGTATACATTATTTTTATTTGAAAACACCCTGCCCACAGTACTCAAGTCATACCAATTTATTATCTTATTTATTTCATCGGTTGCAGAAGATGAAAATAAGCAACCAATAAAACGGTAAGTTGCACGAGAATCCAGATCTATATCTATAGCATAATTGCTAAACTTCGGGGTTATTGAGCAAGAATATAAGTTAAATTCTACCTTATCCATGTAGAAGGCTTTTACGTAATTCAAATATGGAGAACTTCCCGATATTGAACAATTGTAAGCATTTATACGTGCATTTCTGTTACGGATAACTAACGGTAGGTTGGTACAATTCTCAAAAGTCAGACAGAAATAAGGGTCAGATTCCGCTTTGTAATAATAATCAGTATTATAATAATTAGGATATAAATAGTTGGTGTTTAGTCCCCAAACACTAGTATTATTGAAGAAATCTATATTCTCAAAACACATGCATATGTCGCTCCCGTATATTTTTTCTAAGTATAGAAATACATCAATCGTTTTCTCCGTATCACATCTAATATTCTTAAATACAAAATTAGTCGGTTTCTTTACGCCGTTTAGAATTGACCCATCATCACTTCTATCGACATATGTATTTCTTAAAAAGGATAAAGTATTAAAATTCCCCGAGAGTAATATATTATCCATATATACATTTCTGGCTCCAAATACTTCTGTTCTTTTATTATCCGCTTGAAAATCAAAATTTTCAAAATTAAAATAGCAAAGAAACACATAAGCAGAATCAGAAACCACAGTACAATTTTGTACAATTATGTCCCCGTCAAAGAAAGATTTATAATCACTTCTCGGAAGCAGAAGAGAACTTCCTCTTATCTCACAATTCTCGACTAATATCTTACCAAATCCCGTATAACTTAACTGCGAGAAACAACTATTAGATATAGTTAAATTATTCAATCGGTAATGTGTGTCTATTCTAGATATTGAAGAATTATCTATATACCAGTCAGTTATATAGTTTGTTCCAGTGACACCCCAAGTTCCTATCGCAGAAACATTACTGAAATCAACATTTTCTAAATTAAATTTGATTACATAATCTGCTGATAAACCGTAAGAGGAACTGGTATTATCAGCTGTAGGGCTTTCTACATTTAATTTGTCCAAGGATACGTTATAACATTTATCAACTCCCCAAATTATATACCTGCTATTATTTTCGTTTCTCGTGACAGATATATTGCTTACTGCCACATTTGCGGAATCTCGTATTCTTATACCGACATATCTATAATCATCAGATACATAGTCATCTTCTATGAATAACTCAAGATTTTTAATTTCTGAACGGTGTTCACAATTCATACATTGTGCTGAAGATACATTTATTTCGGAATTAAAAAAATCATTATACACACAACCATATTTATCTATATAAATATACTCTTCTTTCTTGATTGCATCTGACACAGAGGTGTGTGACCTCATAAATTCCGTATCCTCAGATAGGATATCTAGTACACAATTTTTATATTTCTTAAATACGTCTGCCTCTTTATTATTGTTATTGATTGCGTTTTGTATATCCTGCAAATCTTCAATACTTACATTTTGCCAAGAGGAGTTTGAAAAACTCAACCGGAAACTAGATTTGTCATATGTTTTTAATACTAATTTGGAAAAACAAAAATCCACAGATTGCTCAATGCTCGGAATACCAGTCGAATGATAATTCATAAGGTATGTATCCTTCTTGAACTCGATTGGTATTTTCGATTCATTTGAAATATTTACAATATTCACATATTGATTATAAAAATCTCCATTGTTTTCAAACCATATGGATAGTACTTTATCATTGGCAATTGTGCCTGATACAGTTAAGCCAAATTTAAAACAGGCATTATTTGATACAATATATGTGTTATCGAGCACTAAACTTCCATTCCTCAAACTCCCCCCTTGGAACTCCAGCACGCAATTCTCCGGCACCTCGATCGTCTGCCCGGCTAAACAGTAGTCATATTGGATGATATAGATGGTGTTCGGCTTTCTCATCATGTGCTGCGTGAGCGTGTTCACGCCGTTCACGTAATGCTTCCGGAGATACACACGTCCCATGCCGGAGTAATCCTTCGGGGCGTATTCCTTGTCTTTCAACTTCAAGGTCTGGTTATCCGTCACGGTTATATCCTCCTCGTCCGGAAGGTTGGTTATGCTCTTGTTACCGATCAATTGCTTGGTAGCCTCGGAAAGATCGTCCGGATCGACGGAACCGGGCTTCAAGTCCGTTACCTGCTGGTTGGTGATGTCGATTATCTCGTTCCGCAATCCTCTCCGGGTGATATACGTATCACGGATAACGTTACCCTCATGGTCTCTCCAAGCACGGTCTACCGTGATCTCCGGGGTAAGGTCGATGTCCGGCTTGAAACCGGCGGGATGGGCTGATACCGGGGCATGGCTCTTGATCTCATCAACGACATCCCCCATATTATTAACCTTGTCCTCCGCTTTCTCTACACGATTATCAAGTTTTTCCGTATCTTCTCTAATATCCTCTATGGCATTGTCTTGTGCCTCCAACTCATCGGTAATGGCCTTTTGGCTCATGGTATCAACTTCGCTATCACCACGGGAATCGAGTACGCTTACGTAACGCTCATGCTTCAGCCACTCTCCTTCCGTACCGTTCCAGTCCCCACGTAATACGGCCAGCTCGTATGAGGACAAACCATCATAGCCATAAGTGGCGGTAGAGGTCTTTACTTTCAGCACGACGACACCTTCTCCGATATTCGTAGCCTCGTTCTCAAATTCGGTAATAGAGAAAAGATCTTCTTTCTTGGAGCGGCATACGCTTCGTGTATCAAAGACATGATCCATATTCTTGACCCATATCGCCTCGATAGAGTAAGTTCCTTCTTCCAACCCTGAAGGAATGTCTACATAAAGCGTGCCTTTGTCCGCTCTCGCTTGAAGTAGATATTTCTCCCGGTTGCCTAATAGAAAAACCTTTACATTAGATCGGGAGAAATCCTCTTTCACCGGGCTTATCCCCTTGTAAATAGTCCACTCTACCCGAATTAACCTGTCCTTGAATATGTATACCATGATTCTATAGTCTTGTTATTGATTGGAGTTGGCCCCGGATGGATTGACACCCATAAGAACCAACGCTTGATTAAACATACTGTCCGCATGCTGATCCCTGTAAGTAAGCAACGTGAGGCCGGATATATAATAGATCAGCGCCTTTTTCAGCTTGGGGCTTACCTCCAAGCTATCCGTTATATCCTCGTCCGTTATGATCCCGATCTCGAACGTGTCGGATTTATCCTTCGCCTTATATAGCTCCAATGTCTTACCCGGCCTCATGGTCAACGCCAGTTTAGGTCTTTCCCATGTCCCCGTTGCGTATGGATCCGACAGCGTGGCGTATTCCTTATCGTTCCAATAGATAGGATCTGAAATAAATAAAGGCCATGATGATAGCCTAGCGTAACAAATCCGAGAGTAGTTCTCCGGCAAACTTACATGAGCGACAAGATCGTCCTTTATGGTTCCGTCCGTTATTATCTTGTTCGGTTCCAGCAGGCCCCAGTCCGCGTTACCGTTCACGAAGCGCAACGCCTCCGATATCTTGGACTTGATAATCGAGTCCATTTCCTCGTTATCCTGCGTTCCTAGGAACTCAGCGTCATTAAGCCCGATCTCGTCTATGCAGATCTTGACCTCACTCACTATGTCGCTCACGCTAATATCCATATCATTTCATGTTCGGGAACGAGACACTTAATTTATCCTTTAACTCCTCGAGCATATCATCGTTCTCCACCTTATAGCCCATCTTGGCGAAATAGTCGATAGCGTCATTCACGTTCTTTACGGTCTTGACCTCTTTCACTTGTTTTTCCCTGCCTCTCGAGTTCCTCATGACCGAGACACCAGACACATCATCGTCTTTTAACGTAGAGACGAGCCGGATAGACGTACCAAATCGGCAATCATTCTCGATAGCGTCTTGTACGAAAGGGTTGCTAGTCCGTAGCAAGGCGTTCTTGCCATTGATGAAATTACCGCCCTTGAACTCCATGCTGACCCTTGTGCCGCAGTATATAGTACGGAGCATGCAATTATCCTTGCCTACCAACTCATATGTTTTCGTGATCATTCGATTGATTTTATTAGACCCACCGTGCGTTTGCTCCGGTGGGTCTTGTTTGACAATATTACAGTTTACACGTTAATCTCTCCCTTGTATGGTTTCCATGCCGTACCGTCATATACATACAATCCGACGGCGTGCGTATCGTCCGCTACGGTCAAGTAAACCACATCGTCCTTTTTCGGTGTAGATACGGAACTCAGGGAAGCCACGCTGGAAACGATAGTGTCAAGCATAGACAGCTTATATCCGCTCACTGTCACGTCCGGACCGATCAGCATCGAGTTATAACCCGTAAGCATCAAGCAGTCATCCTGAATATAATATTGGGATTTGGCCTCCCGTACCTCACCGCCTTCTCCCTTGGAGTGATCCACGGTAAGAGTTTTTCCTTTCTGGTAGTAATAACGCTTGGCCTCGGACATCGGGAAAGCGACGGCGCATTCCTCATATCCAAGATCGTCAAGAGCGTGCTCGACCTTGAAGTTCAACTTTCCGAAAGTGGTCTCGAAAGAGGAGATATCAATACCGATATTCTGTTTCTTGACGAATGAGATATCCTTATGTTTCGTGAAATCGATGTTCAGCAACTTCTCGATGAACTTGGTACCGCAATACACGTCCATCTCGTTCGTGTTCGAGTACTTCCCGAAAAGCATACGGGTGATACCGATAAGGTCGGCGAACTCCAATGTCGAACCGATCTGGTAACCCAGCCGTAATTGTCTCAACACTCCTTTTTGGAAATACACGTATTCTGTACCTGTTTTCTTGGAGCCATACTTCAAGGACTTAGTTCCTACGCCGATCAACATCGTGCGCGTGCATTTCTTGCGGAAATTAGACAAAGTCCAATCCTTCAAGTCTTGCACGTTCCACTTCGCCTTCTTGTTGATACGCTCGAAGAATTCCGTCCACGTGATCGGGCATACCTTCTTCTGCAAGTAGGCGATCTCTTTCTTGGGATAAGCGGAATCCGGGGCGATCTCAACCTCGCTCTCGCTCATTGCCGGTGCCATGATATGCAATCCGGTGCCCGCTTTCAAGTCCGGCACATACATGTTCCCGCTATCATCCAACGGGCCGTTAAGGGCGGCAACCATAATACCGTTAGCCTTATCCGCCGATACGACATAGAGAACCAACGGACTTCCGTCTGAATTGCCCGCCTCATCATATCCGGTCACCCCGTCCACCAAGACGGTGTTGCACTCGGCGAATAACTTCTCGTCATTCTTGTACAAGCTAAGCTTTACCTCAGCGTCCTTGTCCGTGTTGGTCACAGCCGCCTTGGTAACGCAATCCATTATAGCCTCGCCAATATTGTAATGCTCCGGTTCCTTCGTGTTGACATGGACTTGCTTGGCGAGCTTGAGGAAATCCGTGTGCATGGGATATTTGTACGCCTGGAATTTACTGACGTAATCCTCTACCTTGTTCTCGGCCAGATCAGCGTCGGTGACCGCGGATCCGGTAGCCCCCTGCCCCTGCTGGTCAATACCCTTACCCGCCGCGTCCGGGGTCGCGTTCTCCAACGGCTTGCCATCATTGGGATCCGTATCACTTCCATTCCCCCCGATCTCCACGGCCATAGCCGCTCCACCGGTCAATACCGCCAAGACAAAGAACAAAGCCTTGACCCAAAACATCTTGTCTTTAAATAATTTATTCATCGCAAAAGTATTAATTGTTATTATTCTTATTATAAAAAAGGATTGTTCACGTCTTGCGTAACCGGCTTCTCCTGCCGTGCACCTTGTCTTCCTCTCGGCCTTTCCTGCTTACCGCTAAGATCCTTTAACTTGTCGGTAACTTTCTTGTTGATCCCTTCCGCAACGCCTTCCTCCCGAGCGGCCTCCACGTCTTGGTTATAATTCATTCCCTTGGCCATCATCTCGAAAATAGACGGGTCCAATTTACCGACGATCAAGTCATCCATGACTTGATACATCTTGCCTATAACCTCCTCCGCTTGATCATCGGAAAGGCCCATCTCCGAGGCTTTCGCCCTAATCGCTTCCACGCTAGCCGGCATATTCTCCGACATTTGTTTCTCGATCTCGTCCTGTTTCGCCAGTTTCTCCAAGTAAGCGTTATGAGCGTCGGCCAGCTTTTGCGAATAATCGGGATCATCGGCCAAGGCTTTTAAGTCAAGCCCCTTATTCTGTACCATCCACACCACGGGATCGAAATCATCCTGATCCCTAGCGGCTACCATCAACTCGGCGAAAGCTGGACTCTTCGATAGGTTCTCCCGCATTTTCTTAGAGTTTCCCTCATAACCCTCATACTCGTCCATGAACTGGTTGACCGAGCCGTAGTAAGCCTCCTCGTCATCCATGTTAAGATCCGGATTCCGTTTGGCGTATCTCTGTCTGAATCTCTCTTTGTTAGATATATCTGCCATACCTTAATCGATTTTGTTTTAGGCAAAGGAAAATAATAAGGTATATCCGTTTTGTTATTTTGATTATTTTATTTAACCCATGAACCCTAAGAATAATCAAACATGTGAATCTATTTTTTATCTTTGTGATGTTCACCAAAACAAGCGTTCTTTATGGTTAATGGCGTAGATTTCATCCCAGAGCGGGACATGGAGCTTTACGAAGCTTATAGACGTGCTTTGAAGATGAGGGAAGTGAAATCCCACCGAGAGGCGGTAATGAGGGCTATATCCTCACATGCCTCTAGGTTCTGGATCTCCACCCTTCAAGCGTATAGGGGAATCCTGCTGATCAGGAAAGGGAAGACCAAGGAAAAGGGTCGATCGATCAGGAACAAGATGATCGATGACATTTATGAGATTTACAAAGAGCTGGAGAAAAAGAGAGAATTCAAGGGAAGCTCCGTTTATTTCATCACCTCTTTCGCGGTCTATCAAACGGCCCCCTGTTTTTACATATCCTATTCACGGGCGTTGGCGATAATACAACGCATCAACCGGGAAAGGAAAAATGGAAGGTAAGCTAAAAAGACTGATTCCTTCATTAATAATCGCCTTGACAAGCGTCATACTCCAACTCGCAGGTAAACATTTCTATTTCGATACCAATTCCATACCATACGACCATTTCCTTTACACGTTCACCCACGCAAACATCTTTCATTTATCATTAAATCTTATCGCCTTATTCCAGTTTAAGCCTCGTGTGAAAACATGCCTGATCGGTTACGTGTCTTGCGTCTTGGCCTCGTTCGTACCACTAGCCTCATTGCCGGTTCCTACATGCGGCATGTCCGGATTTATCATGGGATGTTACGCCCGCAGATATCACGCCTATAAACTAAGCCTTTGGAGAATAATATTGAGCAATATCGTCATGGCGTTTATCCCCTTATTCAACTGGAGGATACACTTGCTGTCATTCCTAATAGCCTATATCATCTATGGAGTCATACAGAAAATTAGCGTTCACGGAAGAGGTTGAGTCTATATTGGCCGAGAATAACAAGAGGCTGAAAAATATATTCGGCACGCACGACCAATTCACGGGGCGTGGAATGGAGGGGCATAGCCATAGGGTTGTCATAGATGATTACCCCATAAGGGTGCAGTGGCTTACCGAGGAGGTTTTCAAGAACGATCTGTATCAAGATGTTCTGAAAGCAGGTTCCATAAAGGACTACACGATAAGGTTCAACGAGCTGTACCCGGATTCAGATGGGATAAATGAGGAGGACGTGGCCAACATGCTATTTTGGGCTCGTTGTTCGAGAGACCCGTCCTTCGCCTTTTTCTCGTTATTTAAGATCAAGTCAAAAGAGGCGGGAGAAATGATCCCCTTCGAGCTTAATTACGCCCAACGTTACGTGCTATCCGTTCTGGAGGAAATGAGGCATAAGGGAGTCCCGATCCGTATAATATTATTGAAAGCCCGGCAATGGGGAGGTTCCACCTTGGTACAGCTCTATATGGCGTGGATACAGCTATTCGTCATGGAAGGATGGTATTCCGTAATTATAGCCCAGACGAAAGATACCGCCAAACGTATCAAGGCCATGTATAAAAAGGTTCTCGATAATATCCCGGGATTTATATATGGTGTTGACAAGTTACAATTCGCCCCTTACGAGCATTCGGCGTCCGACTCCATAATCACCGACCCGTCCGGGAACAAGGTACGTGATAACGTGATAACCGTGGCATCTTATGAGAATTTCGAGTCAACACGTGGTATGGACTATGCCATGGCCCACTTCTCGGAGGTAGCCTACTGGAAAACAACGGATGGCAAATCGGCGGAGCAGGTTATAACAAACATAGACTCGAATATATTGGAGAGACCGTTGACCATGGAGATCTCCGAGTCTACGGCTAACGGCATGGCCGGTTATTTCTATGATGAGTACCAAATGGCCAAGGAGGGCACGTCATCCCGTAAGGCGCTATTCATACCGTTCTTCTTTATCGAGAACGACATGATAAGATTCAAGGACAAGAAAGAGACCCGGCTTTTCATATTGGATCTATTAGAGGGAAGGGATGTTACGACCTCCCCTAATGACAATAGCGAGCCGGGACAGTATCTATGGTCTCTATGGGAAAAAGGAGCTACGCTGGAGCACATCAAATGGTATATCAAGAAAAGGGCCTCGTTCCATGATCACGCCTCGATGGCATCCGAGGCACCATCCGACGATGTCGAGTGCTTTAAGTATTCCGGTAATCTCGTGTTCAATATCTATACGATCGAGGTGATGCGGGAAAGATACGTATCACCACCGGAGTTCATTGGCGACATATCCCAATCTGAGAAGACCAAGAGGATAATTCTCACCAAGAATCCGAACGGCCTGTTGAGAATCTGGAAGAGGCCCGATGATACAAGGACATCCAACGAGTATCTTGTCATCGTCGATGTCGGTGGACGTAGCAAGAACTCAGACCCCTCATGTATAACAGTGATAAACAGATGGAATTTACGATTTAGCGGAGGAAAGCCGGAGGTGGTAGCTAGATGGCACGGTCATATACGATACGATTGGCTCGCCTACAAAGCCGTCAAGATCGCCAGATACTACAAGAACGCCCTTCTCGCCTTCGAGAGCAATACGTTTGATAAGAAAAAATCAGAGGCATCAGAGTTCGTGGAGGAAGGCGATCATATTCGTGGCATACTGAAAAAGATAGAGGATATCTATCCTAATCTTTACATGCGAGCGGCGACGGATCCCGAGGACATAAGGAACGGCATATACAAGAAGATAGGCTTCCAGACCAACAAGAAGACCAAGCAGGACATGGTGGATAATTTCATAGTGGCGTTCGAGGACGATATGTTTATAGACCCGGATGAGCGTATGTACAAGGAAGCGTCAAAATACGAGCAACGTCCGGACGGTAGTTACGGTAATATTCCCGGTCGTGGCAATCACGACGATATATTGATGACAGACATGATAGGAGCGCTCATATCAGAGGATATGCCTAAGCCTTCTATAATCAAAGAAGAATCAACGGGATATCTTGATTCATATCCCAAAAATGAGTCGAGTTTATAGCGTGCGCATGAACGTTTCCCCTGTAAAAATCAATATTAGATAAATAAAATACGACTTATTTTTTACTAATATAAAATAAATAGAGTATATTCGCGTAGTCACTGATTAGAATATAAGACGTGACACACATTGTGGCGTTAAAGATATCGTCTCCTATAAAGACCTAAATTCCCCAAATTTATAAACATAACAGGGAGCCGATAGCAACAATACGCCCACGTTATTTGTATATATAATCTATATATAAGACGTGGGCCGTTGCTTACTACCTGTTATGTTGGCGTGGGGACACCGGGTCTTGGTAGTTGCGACGGCGCCACGTTTTTTTTATGCGTATATGGTATGTTATATATTTATAACCCCTTATGGCTCTCATCCGTGATGGACCGGAGTCATTACTTAAAGATATTACACTAGGTTGTATTCATAAAATAATTTTATCAATGTCATACCGCTCTTTCGTGAGAACCAGAGGTATATTTATGTCAAGGGAATAGCTTTGGAGGATGGGGGCACACTCCTTTCCTTATGGCATAAAATATAGTTTGAATAAATATTTCCAGCTTCCCTTGGGTGGTATTGGGAAGCATTTTAAGACGGATATACCCACCGTTGCTATTCCGGGAGGATCGGCAATGATGATTAAGTATGTCTTTGTTTAGATATGGATTTAGATATTACAAACGCTCTCGTTCGTGAGAATCGGATCGTTTAAGGTTGTCTGAAAACCATTCATATAGATTATAGTTAAATAATAAAAACTCCCTTGTCCGTGAGGATTTGGGGAGTTTTCTATTTTAGATACCTCAAAACGATCAATAGCTTCATCCCATAGGAAATATACTTCGTTAGCAGAGCAAGTACGGTTCTAAAACAAATTAACTTTATTACCTATCCAAGGGAAAAAGAACGTATAAACCGAAGCGAACAAGAGTAATAAACAAGGTGTATGAAATTCCGTTGATAATTGAATGCAGAACAACCATAGCGATATGAATGCCAATGTTGAATATAATGAAAGCCGGAAAGCGCTATCTCCTCTTTTCTTAGAAAATTCATATACAGTTCCTATATAGTACAAAAAGAACGGTATAATGACCCTAAGCCATGTAGATACGCTAAGAACTTCCATATAAGTATCAAAAGCTTTTACATACACATGATTCTCATCGCTAAATTCGGATGGAGATGGAATATAAAAAAACGCTATCACTGAAAGCAAAGCGGGAACAAAAAAAGGAATATATTTCTTCTTTATATTTGGCATAGTCTTAAAATTTTATCCTAAAAGATCCTTCTTGTTCCAATTCCAAGCACAACTACACTCATTGTTATCATAAAGATAAGGCTTCCCGGTTTTATCATTAAACTTTATCTTTATACTTACCGTGTTTTCATTCTTCTTTATACATCCTTCATAAGCCGCCTGATCTATTTGCTGTGGAGTGAAAGAGAAGAACATATTACGGGAAATCCCATGATCATCATACCTTGCTACAATAATATATCTTATTTGTGCGGACATAAATTGGTTGAACCTATCTGTTTTTATCTGCGCATAAACACGCCCATCCTTTATGGTCGTAGTCTTTACCTGTACATAATAATAGATATTATCCTTTACCGCTATTATATCTACGCCCTCATCGACCATCATCCTATTTGCATTGTAACCGGAAAACAACAGCTCTGATATCACGGCGCATTCTCCGGCGGTGCCTGTATACTCCACGCTGGGCAATAGATCCACTATAGGTTTAGGATCTGATCTTTTTTTTCTCTTACTATATTTACCGTTAGAATATTTGAGCTCGGATTCGTCCCCTCTTCTCTTATCTATGGATATAAGTTCAACCACTTTATTTTCTATACGACTTCTCTCTTCAGAGTCAACTATTAATTCATCAGGATGAATTAATGAAACTATTATGTCTTTTATTTCTTTCATCCGCTTCGAGTCTGAATAATTTTTTAATACAGACAATATCAGCTCTATAGTCACATCTTGCTCAATAGGCATATCAATATTTTCTTCCATGGTAAAATAGATTTAGGTTTCACAAAAGTACTTCATTATTTTACATGAAGTATATTATACTATCTGTTTGATAACATATAGCGGGTGACACCAACGTCACCCGCCACTTCTCCTATTTACCATTAGCTATCTCATTCATCATAGCTTTCAAATCGTATAACTCCATTTCCAATCTTTCATCATCTACCTTTTTCAAATACTCACCCATTGATTGATACAATTTGTTAAGATTGTTAAACTCTATATATCTACGATATTCATCGCTCATCATAAGATCATTCAATTTTTTTTGATACTCAGCCATATCAAAACTATCGTTCTGTGGATTAGACAATTCTTTACGATATCCTCTCAATCTTTGTCCGATCTTATCCATTTCTTCCAAATTCTCATAATAAGCGTTATCTATGGCTTTCTTTTTCGTCCGCTCATCACCACTTTTTATAAGACGGTTCCCGACAGGGATATTCCTCCAGTCAAAATCACGACTACCCCAAGCGGTTTCAGCGGATTTGACCATCTGGGAACGTGTAGCCTCAATACCTCCGAAATAGCCGTCCAATATATGTTCTATAATGGCTGGGTTTAGGTTAACGGTACCCGTAGTGTATTTATCTCCTCCGGTCAGTTCATTGGCATATTTAGTCATTGCCAATATAGCGGGATCCACGCTCTTAAAAGCCTTTGTCCATTCCGGCATACCCTTGTTGAAGTCGTTATCCTTATATAAAGGCAAACCTGTCCAATCCTTGTTATCTCCGGCCTCAATCAATGGCTTTACCGAGCTTGGGACGAAAGCGGAGAATCCTCCACCTCCCTCCATCATGTCCAAAGGAAGAACCTGTGACATTTGCTCCGCTATCTTCATGGCCATCTTTTTATCGGTATACTTCTCCTTTCCGGAAACTATTCCATAAGACATTTCTCCTAGTCCATATATAGCCCTTAACTCTATGGGCATAGGAATTGTAATCCAATTTCCTCCACCGTTACGGAAACAGATATTATTACGTCTCACGTATTCCGGAAGATCGTAGTAATCATCATCTTCATCATCCCCAAATGCGGCTGCGAGCATAGGCATGATCGTGCCAAGCAAATAGAAAGAGGATGCTAACCCCAAGAATTTCTTGGGATTATACTTGGCCAGCCTTCCGAAATTATACATACCTTGTACACCAGCGTTCCAAAACACATACATGGATCTTGACAATCCAGACGTGAAAGCGCTAGCGTTACCTATCTTGGTCTGCCCCTCAGTATTCAAGAATTTTGAACCCGCCCCTTTCTTATTGAAGTTTACGGATATCTCCTTAGCGTCATAAATAGATTTATCCATGCTCCGCCCTATTTCCCTAGAAGTAAGGAATGCGGCGAACCTAGCGCAATTCTCGACGCTCTTATTGAACAAGTCCATCCATTCGTCTAGTATTTTCAAAGCCTTTCCGATAGATACCTTTTGCTTGGAGTATTGAAGCTCTTTTTGGATCGCCTTCTTCTTGGCTTCCACGTCTCTCAAATTGGTGTATCCGGTCTCTCCTCCTCTCATTACAAAATCATGGTATGCCTTATTCAAGGGATGGCTCATATCCAACGTACCGTTCTCATACCCCTTGACCAGACGATACATATTGATCGGGTTTACCTTAGCGAAATTATTATTGAACTTCCAAGCGTAAACAGGACTTTCCTTGACCCATACGGTAGTATTCGAATAAAGAGCGTCACGGAGGAAGTTACTTACCATGAAATTCGGGTTACGTGTCGTGAAGTTAGCGGCCAAGTTACGGTTCAGCCATCCGGCGTATCTCTCCACATTACCGAACCATCCTTTCGTATTATCCGGGTTTGTAAGCCCGTTCAACGCTTGAGCGGCCCTTGGGTTCCCGTTTATGGTAAGCACGTATTCTTTGCCGGCTCTCTTTATGATCACTTGATGCTCCTTCAAGTCCTTTGGCAATATCTTGTAAGGTATCCCTATAGCATCCCTTGAACGCCTGACATTAGATCCTTTTTCATTGGATAGCTCCTCCATGCGTTTGTTGAAAGATTCCACGATAGACTCCACCTGTTCCGGATTGGCGTTAGATGGTATATCCGGGAAAACGGCGATCCACTCACCGGAAGTCTCGTCAAGACGAACCCACATTTCGCTTACGCTCACGAGATCCGTCTTATGGTTTTGCACCATTGTCAAAAACTTTTGCTTCATCAAGTTCCTATTCCCTTGCATGATTCCGCTCTCTGCCATATTAGCGATCGTCGCTATAGGATCGTCAGCCTTGCTCTTTCGCCCAACGACAGTCTTTATAGGGGCGTTGAACGTCTGGCTTTCGGATGTAAGATAAGCGTAAACCTCATCTGCCGTAGTCTCCTCCCATCCACGCAAAGGCACATAGAACTGATACATATCGCTGATCGAATCAAACGTATTTTGGCTCATAAGCCCGCTATCCCGTTGCTTTGCCAATATAGCGTCAGTGGCTCTTTTGACAGAGGCCGATAATTCCGATGTATCATATCTTGACTCGTAATCCAATACGTATCTCCTTGCGGAATCCGGATCATACCCCGTATTATCCTCGTTAGGATACATGGACGTGAATCCGCTGAAATCATCAGAAAGATTAGCTCCGTATTCCTCGGCAAGCCTATCCATTTCTGATTGCTGCTCTTCCCAAGACCTACCGTTCTCACGTATCTCATTCCTTCTCCCGATATACTCGTCAAGCAGGGATTTATATGTTTCCGAGTTTTGTGACAACACTCGTTTAACGGCCATTTCCCTGTTACGCTCAATACCATGCTTGGTTATAAGGTAATCCCTTATCTCATCAATGGTGGATCCCATCTTTTCCAATCGTGACATCGCTTTTAAGATAGGCTCGAAAGCCGCTTTCCTATAAGCGTTGAACTCCGCTTCATTAACGGAGGAAAGGGCATTCTCGGCCATATAAGCGTTCTCATAATCCAATATACGACTCCTCGTTGCCTTTGCCACGGCATCCTGCAATGTTTTAAGCCCTAGCATAGAATCCTGAAACGCCTCCTGAAATTGATAGGACGATGTAGATAGGGTACGCTCATATTGATCTTTGGCGGAACCTACCTGTTTCTCTACTACTTGGATATCATTATCAGCGAACAATACCGACTCATTCCGCGCGTTCTCCCTAAAACGGATTGTTTTCTCGGCGAAAGAGAAATCATCCGTCTTTTCCCTTACGCTTTCTCCAACGCCTCTACCCTTGTTTTCAGATCCTGCACGTCCGATGACAGTCCGATCACCGCCGATTCCATCCCGGACACTTCCGTTCCTATCGCCCGTATCTCCTCCGTCAAGTTGGTCTCCATCGTTGTCAACTTGGCCGTCAGTCTTTTTTCCATTTCGGTCAGTTGCGTTTTCAGTTCCGTCAATAGCGTTTTCAACTCCCCTTGGTTTGTCGATATGGTCTCGTTCACTTTCGTTTCCGTTCTCATCAACGCCATCGATTGTCTCGAGTTCCCTTCCAGTACCTTTTGTTTCAGAAGGTTGTTTTCCTTTTTCAGGTTCAATATCTCTTGCGATTGATCCATTTTCGTTCAAATTTATATTGTTAAGACTTAATCTATTTCTCATCACGATATCCTCGGCCACATCCATCAAGTTTCCTTGCTCCAAGTTCTTATAGCTTCTCCAGAGGATATAACGAAGGTCATTATCCGATAACTTGAAATCAAGGCTAATACCGGCCTTTCTCAACATATCAAGAAAAGAGTCCTTGATCTTTTCCCATAACGAACGCTCGGCCTTGTTATCGAAACCACGTTCCGCTAATTCAGCGATGTATTCCTCTGTAGCCTCACGCAAGTTAAGAGGATTGCCTTTAGTCCGGTCAATGATATTTTTCCGGATATCCTCGTTGGCGTTCCGATACACGTTATCAAGGAAAGTATCGAAATCATCCCCGAATAGCTCACGTAACCCATGATGCCCTACCACCTCATGGAGGAAAGTCCTTTGAGCGTCACCTACGGACGTGGAATTAGGTGATACTATGACTATCTCCCCGGTAGAAGTATCATACCAGCCTTTGGAATCTCTCTTACGGGCCAACATATTCTCATCCGTATCGTTTATATCGTCCACGTCATGGATTACCCTGACAGGGGTATTAAGCTTGTTTGACCAATCGTTGATTGAGGATTCAATAGAACTTACATTATCCTGATTATTAGTTGTATCTACTCCCATGAATCGAAATCGAGTCTCTCCTTCCTCTTTTACCAACGTACCATCAACGTCAAGAGTTGATTCTAACTGAATATCCTCAGCTTTAGCTTTTTCAACTAATTGTCTCTGCAGATCATTAACCTCTGCCTGAGCCGCATTAAGTTCATCCTCTTTTCCCCACGGTTTCTTAACGGCTTCCTCTAATCCCGCTATCTTGTTTTCCTCTGCCTTTATTTTAGCGGCTATATCTGAGACGGATTTAGCGGGAATCCCCAACTGCCTGTCAATGCTAGCCATCAAACCCTTGCCGCCGCTAAAATCACGATTCTCAACCAGTTTTTCCTTTCCTAAATATAAGCTATAGACCATCATACCTTCATTGAAATGCACGATTGCCTCGCCTTTTCCTCCATTGAGACTGATTTTCAGAGGAGGGGTGTTTCTGTCAAGCGTATATCTATCATAGTAATCATCAATAATGGGCGTAAGCTCATTCGATATACCATCGCTGAAAGTATTGCCTTTAACAGTCACGGACTCAACCCCATCAGGGAAGTTTTCTTTTACGATATTGGCGTTCCTTTCCATGATATCCTTCCGGCTGTTGTATTCTTGTATCCTAAGTTTGGAGTTAGATATAGAGTCACGCATGGAAGACTTACTGTTAAGATCGCTCCTCTTGGAGTTTTGCAAATTCTTTAACTTGTTCTGTGCCACAAACAGCAGTTGGGCGGTCTTATCTCCTGATAACGTCGCCGCCATCTCACTAAATGTCATTCTAGACGGATCACTATCGTCTTGCTCCTCCATTACACGAGACGATATATCGCCTTTCATCATTTGGTTGATGAAGTTTTGTTTTATACGAAGCCTGTCATAGGCGGTAGCGTCAAGGGTACCTTTAACGCCATATGTGACGATGTTCACCGGTTTATCCCATGTGGCGTATAAGTTTCCTTGTCGTAAGATACGACCGTTGCGTTGCTCAAAATCCATAGGCCTGATTGGAGCGTCAATATGATGCAGGGCGAATAGACGATCTTGCACGTTGACACCCACTCCCATTTTCTCCGTGCTTCCAATAAGAATGCGCACATCCCCATTACGGACCTTATCGAACAAGGCGTTTCTCCTTTCTCCCTCATAATTGCCAACGATAGCTATCTGATTAGACGGAATACCTCCCTTGATAAGCTTTTCCTTTATATCATTGTACAAATTAAACTGAGGAACAGATAAATCGACATCGAATAAATCCATTTTTGGAGTCTCAGAAGGGGATTGATAACTATCGCAGAATATAAGTTGCGTGCCTTTGTCCTTATCGCTCTCCTTATATAATCTCAACACGTTATCGACCACCTTGTTTGTCTTGCTATCAGGATTGTCGGGAAATGTAGGATTAAGCAAGCGAAGGTCAATCGCAGCCTGTTTAGCCTTGCTGAACACGACCAAGGGTAGCGCGCTCTTATCCTTCTTCTCTTTTCCTGTCAATTTGTTATAATCCTCTAATTCCTTGATAAGGGTTTGCATGACATCCTCCAAGTCCTCGTTCTTCTCGACAATGACATTGGTCATCTTATTGTCTTTCAACTTAGGGATATTCTTGTCTTCCTTGAACTCCTTGACATCCTCTGTCAAGACAACGTCCGTATGGCTCCTGAACGCCTTTATAAGCTCCGGGACATTCGTATAGCTCTTGAACCTCTCGGCTATCTTAAAGTTACCGGTAGCGGTAAACTCCAATGAGGGCTCAACCGTTCCAAAAGTGGTAGCGAACTCGTCAAAGCTATTGATATTATACGCGTCTAGGATATCGGGTGCCACGAAATTCATCATAGTCCAGACCTCTGCCATTGTATTAGTGATAGGGGTACCGGTTGCCAGAACCACGTTTCGACCACCATTATTCTCAGATATCCATTGGGCTTTTAGCAACATACTATTAGCCCTTTGTGACGCGCTCGTATCGATACCTTTAACGTTCGACATCTTGCTTGGAAACCCGATCTTCTTATAATTATGCGCCTCGTCAATGAACAAAGCGTCAACACCCATTTGCTCAAACGTCATGACGTTATCAGTCCGCCTGTCAAGAATACGCTCCGTCTTGGCCGTGATAGTCTCCGCTGTCTTTGCCTTGCCCTTTACGTTTTTCCCTTTCTTTATACCTTCCAGAGAATCACGCATACTCTTGGCCTCCCTTTTCAATCTCTCCTGTAAAGCCTTGTCTTCTATGCGATCGATAGCCTCCTCAAAATCATCTATACGCTTTTGGATATATGCCTTTTTCCTTTCCTCGCTATCCGGGATAAACGCCATGAATGACTGTGGGACAACGATAGCGTCAAAATCTCCGGTAGCTATAAGATTGAACAGCCTTGTCCTATTATCGGCGTTACGCTCCTCCTTTGTCGGAGATAGAATCTTAGCGGAAGGATACAGTTTATAAAAGTCACGGACGAAATCCTCTAGGGTAGCGTTTTGGACAACGATCATGGGTTTCTTCGCTATACCTAGCCGTCTCATTTCCATAGCGGACGTAATCATGGTAAAGGTCTTTCCCGTACCGACTTGGTGAGCGAGTAACGTGCTCTCGGATAGACAACGTTGCACCGCCTTGCTCTGGTGATCCCTAAGTGTTATATTCTTATTAGCGTTAGGATAATGCTCAAAAACCGGTTTGTCATACTTTTTTAGTACATAGTTGTTATATTTATCATTATACACGTCCTCAATACGACCATGAAACATCGTTTTAGAATCAATATACTCCACGAACTTATCGGACATGTCGGATATTTTCTCGGCAACGGCCTGTGTCTCCTGCTCGTTTACGACCCTTCTCGTTTTCTGCTTACCATCCTCATAATATTTAATCTCGTCATAAACCTTGGGTTTACGTTGGTTAAGAGCGGCCTTGAACACGTCTATAGCGTCCATTCTCTCAGTCTTGAATTGACCGGCTTTAGCGTAATCGGTTATGAACGCCCTCTTATCAAGAATATACTCACCGATCTCCGGGATAAAATTAGCGTTGGCGTAAGATATACCCAGTACATTATCAGCGAAATTATTTATAAACTCAGACGGGATCCATGTAGTCCCCAGTCGATAACTTATCTCACCATAGGGTATACGTTCTGGCTGTACGGCTTCCAAGTCATCCACGTTTTTTTGAAACTCCGGATGATCTTCCAAGGCCGCCTTAGCCTCTACCAACTTATCTTTTACGTTTCCAGAGAGATATTCGCTCTTATCTATTATATTGCCGGTAACAGGATCCCTATAAGCAATTCCCTTCTCTAGTATCTCGTTTGTCACGTTCACCTCATCCATACCCGTTATCTCCGAGATATAAGGTATATCAATATTACCTTTATATGACTTGCTTATATTGACGGCATCCAAGACATTATCCGCTTTTGTCGGTAGCTCGAATGGATAACTTACACGCTTATTCAAGATACCATCCGCTTTCGAGACTTCCCATACCATAGATTTTCCGGTCGTGGAAGGTACCCTTCTAACGGTTTCCAAAGAGAAGGGTAATCCATGCTCAACATCCTCGGCGAAAATATCGTCCAAAGCCTTGTTCCTGTTAAGTGTCCCATATTTGGACACGAAAGCATCATATACTTTGTTTAGCCTTTTCCTCGCGGGCTCGGGATCCACACCCTTTGTTTGCTCATCATGGATAAGATCGTATAGATTTTTCTTTATATCATTGTAATCATTTACCGCATCCGCTATTTTCCGGGTCTTACCATTATGAACGAACGTAGGATTTGCCTTAATCGGTTTTAACGAGTCCCCATCTAAAACAAAGACATTGCCATTCTGGACGGTAATAGTACCATCTTTCAAAGTGGAGTCACCCACAACCTCCGGCCCTTTAGTCTCTACAACACCTGATAGGATATTCTTTGGTAAGTTATCAATAGCGTTAAATAGCTCCTTGCTTAAATCGGCCCCGGGTTTGGCTTTCAATGTCTGGGACGCTCCACTATATAGACCTCCGCTACCAGCGTCATAAGCAGTCATCATATCACCTAACATCATATCGGGATGATTGGAGAAATACTCGTTAACCATGATAGGCTTGCTCCTTTTATCCCCGTCCTCCATATAAGTTCCTTCACCTATTTGCGTTGTAGTAGCGAACCCTATCCCATTCGAAGGTTCCCCATACTTTCTTTTACGGAATATAACGATGTCGGCCGTGACACTCGTGCCGGCCCCTTTCTGGAAAGCGTCATTAGGCAATCGGATAGCTCCGACCAGATCATAACCGTTCCCACTCACGTACTCACGGAACTTACTATCGGCCCCATCCATCGTAGCCGAGGACGTGACGAATACGCCGAGACCACCTTCTTTCAATTCCAGAAGCCCCTTTAGGATAAAATAATTATGGAGATTATAAGAGGAACCAAGTTTCTTCCTGAATTGCTTATCTAAAACCTTATCATATGGAGCGTTTTTCCCGAATGGGACGTTGGTGATAACTAAGTCTTTCGAGTTTGGAGAAAACGCTTTCTCATATCCTTGTACCTTTATATTAGCGTCAGGATATAAAGCCTTTGCCATACGACCGGATAAACTATCTATCTCGAACCCACTTATACTTGAGTTTTCAGATATAGACCTAGGCATCATACCGATTATGTTGCCTATACCCATAGCGGGTTCACTGATATTGCCACCCTTGAATCCAAGTTTCTCCGTTATTCCCCATAAGCTTTCCACGACCTCGGACGGGGTATAATGAGAGGTTGTCGTGGAACGGACGGCACTGTCGAACTCTTCTTTACTTAATAAGGATTTTAGTTTCTCATAATAACGTAGATACTTATCATTCCAATTTCGATCCTTAGTCCAATTGTTGTCACGTGCGTTGTATTTGCCTTCGTTCAAGGCTTCGGCCAAACCTCCCCATCCAACGTACCTTGACATCTTGGCTTGTTGTTCCGGGGTAGGTTTTCCTTGGCCGTCCTCTACGTCTTTCAGCGTTTCTATCGCCTCAATATTGGCTTTTAGCTTGGATATATCACCGGAAGGAAGCTCAATACCTTTCTCCGGGAAGCTGAAATTGTTTTGATTCCTTACAACAGGCCGCTTGTCGCTGTCGCTGATAGGTATTCCTCGGCCTCGCTCCGTGTCAAGCACATCACTTCCATGCACGCCTCCACGGTCTCCTCCGCGTTCAGATCCTCGATCCTCTTCCCGTGCTTTTCTTCCCACGCCTTGATCCGCTCTTGAATTTCCTTGCTCATTGTCTTTAATATTATTAGGAGTGAATAAATCGTTACCATACAAAGGTAATGGTTTGTCCTTGTTGTCCGTTCGCTTTTTCCGGCTATTTTTTATTTTTTTCTCCGCGGCACTCGCTTGTCCGGCAATCTCAGTCTCTTTAACCACGGTCTCAGCGGCATCCATTATATCCGGGACTGGCTTATCAAAATTAGCTACATCAAACGAACGGACATCCTCATAAGTGGTCATATCCTTATCCCATCCGTTCTCTCCTACTTCCGGTAAATCCCTCGCTCCATTGTAGAATGATTTAAGATACGGTCGTATAGCGTCACCTAGATCATCGATCATAGCCTTTGAGTAATCAGAGAACTTACGCAAGCCTTTCTCTATATGATAAACCGCCATTTCAGTACCTATCGCCAATATCTCAGGATCAACACCCATATTCATTTGACCGCCTAGTTTCTTGCGCATGCGCTCACGGAGTTCCGCATACCGTTCATCGGTAACAAGGCGGTTACCGCTAGGGGTAACGGTACGATCGCTCAATTTGGCTTTGCCCTTATCGTTGATATCACCAATAAGGTTTTCTACATTTACCTTTTGAGGCTCTACGACCCTGCGTGTGTCTTCAAGAGAAATAGGTTGCGCATCGCTTACGGCATCGGTATCGCCAAGAATGGTATCAGCCAACCGCCTTGCGCTTTCATCGCTACGCATCATGAAACCTCGCTGTTCCCTGTCATACCAACCCTTTTCAGCCTTGGCCAGCTCTTTGGCGGCACGTTGCTGTTCCTTCGATAATTCATTACCGAACTTCAATAACCGCATATCAAGAACTTTTCCTTTCTTGGTAGTATATTGGGAGGGAACAATGCTATAATTATCAGAATCATTATTTTTAGAAATATCGCCTTCCTCCTGTTTAATTCCCTTATACTCATAGAAGGGCTTTGTTTTGCGAGTCGAGGAATCAATCCATTTCTTGAACTCATCCAACGCTACCCCGGTAATGTTACCTAACCCTTGCCAACCGTCCTCATAGTTTGAGAAGTAAGCTGACCTAGCGTCTTCCAATGAAGGGAATCCCATCATAACCTTATGCTCATCGAATGAGCCATCAGTATTCACCTGATCCACGACATACACCATGTCACTATTCATATCCGGACCTAGGAATACGTCTATATGATCACCATCCACACTTTCAGTACCTCGAATGTAACCGTAAGTGTTGTTCATGGTAACAGACCACTCTTTTCCATTAGCGTCCTTACCGGAACGGACGGAACCGGCGGGCTGCTCTATGGTGACATCGAAACCGTTTATCTTTATATGGCCTTTCTTGTAATTGCCGGCCTCTTTCTGCGCCTCTGTTGGATTGGTATCAACCTTTAGCTCCTCTTCGTGCAATCTCTTAGCCTCAACTATGCGTTCGGCATAGTCCAATGGGGTCTCATTCTCCTTTGGAGAAGGAGCGACAAAAGGAACTAGTCCCCTTGATGAGCCTTCTTGTGTAGCTCCATCCGTGCGATCAATGTCGGGGCCAGCCGATTCTCTTCCCTCAACCTCTCCAGTTCCCCCGGTCTGATCAAGTTGTTCTCTTGGCAATACCTCGCCGCCTCCCTCGCGTAAGCCATCGCCTCCGCTTTCGTCATTTCCTTCAATGTTTTCATTTTCTATCGGTTTATTTTGCGCTAAGATAGCGTCTATTTCATTTTGTTCGTCAATTATGGCCTGTATTTCATCCACGATTTGCGAATCAAGCTCGTCTCGCTCCTCATCAGTCAATTGTTTCTCCGAGAAATCACGTACCACGCTTTCCTCATACGCCTCGTATTCTTCCGGGGACATATGATAATTCTCCTCGCACCACTCAGCGTAATCGTTGTACTCGGCCTGTCTCTCACGCTCAGCGATCGCCTCACGATTCCTCTTGACATAATCGATCAAGTCTCCACGTGTACGAGCGGAAGACAAGACCTCTATGATAGCGTCCCTTCCGGCGTTCGTATCGTTCTCATCGAAGAAGTTAGTGCCATTCTCCCTATCGGCAAGCTCCAATATCTCACCTGCCCTCTCTATATTAACACCGCCTTTCTCCGGAGAGGCGAACAATCCGAACATTCTTGCAGTCTCATTATTCCCGGCACCGGTCTCTTTCTTGTAACTGTCACGTGTCAATTTGATCGCCCCATTAGCCAGCATCATGGCCGCAAGCTCCTCTCCGCTCATAGGATCACCCATCACGGAGATCTCCTTTGCTATGACATCACCCGGCTTCTTGCTGGCCTCCTTGATATCATCATCAAGATTAGCCCAGAAATCAGCCTCGACCTTGATCGCCTCATATTCTTGTCGGGCTTTTATCAATGCGGCCTCGGCCTTATCCTCTTTTCCGATAGGGGCGTCATCGTATGCCTCTTGCGCCTTTTCCAAGGCATCGGACGCTTTTTTAAGGCTTTCATCGAAAGACTTTCTCGTCACCTCGATCTTCCTTGGCATCTTATCGCCATATTTATCATGGAGGAAATCCAAGGTCATATCCGTACCAGACGATACGAAATCTGGCGTACCATCTTCTCGCATGACCATGGAGGGATTCTCTACATTGCTAGGTTGTGCTATCTGATCAATGGCACCTTCCGTCTCAATCTCACTCGTTGGCTGGTTGATCGCATCTTCCACAGGAGGTGCAGAGGTTATCTCGGCATCAGCACTTGCTACATTATCATTCTCTGGCGACACCACATTAACTTGTTGAGCGTCATATATGGCATCTTGAAGATCAAGAATCTCATTCTCTGTTATAGGCATTGCGGGGGAAGAGCCATTCTTGGCTGTCACCTGCCCGGTTTCTCTATCATAAGCCGCAGGTTGAGCGATCCAATCACCGTTCTCATCTTGTCCTTGAAGGATAAACGCATTATCCCCGTTCCATATGATCAACCCCGGCTTTGGTAATTGCGTCTTGGGATTATGATGCATGGTCATGTCAAGCTCGGACTGGCGGGTAGCCAATAATTGATCCTCATAGGTCCGTCTCATATGACCGGCATCTTGCTCTACTATATCGCTCAACCTTTTCACCGAGACCATCCGATCCTGTCCGTTATCGGAAATAACGGCCTTATCTCCCTCGATACTCCTAACGTACACAGGTCTTTCCTCATTTCCCTCGCTAAGCGTAGCTGTGGTAACGATAGACTGACCATCAGGATTCGTGGTAACATAAGGAGTAATATTATTGGCAACGTAAGTTTCAACCTCATTGTCTATTTCCTCGCCTATACGATCCTGCAAACCGGATATCCTGAGATAATCAGCGTAGAAATCCTCGGCTAACGGACGGGCATCCGCATTAACTCCATCAAGAAGACTCATCACTTGGGCCTCGCTAGCTCCATCATCCACATAGCTTTCTATCGTACTAGCCAACCCCGGAACCATTCCAGATAGGGAAAGCCTTGTCTCTTCCATCTTTTTGCTCGCCGTCCGTATATCGCCCGGATCAGTCATATTTCGACCTTCTTCCTCTGCCTCGGCAAACCTTGACTTAGTTAATAGAGGAGGAGTTTCAACGCCTTGATCTGTTACATTGGAATCGGTGATAGGCTGCTGAGCCTGTTTGCCTCCTATTTTATCCGCTACGTATTGCGCACCTTTAGCCAACGCTCCGGCTCCAGTAAAATAAGCGCCGCCTCCCATACCATAGACAAAACTCTGCAATACACCATCGGTCAAATCCCTTTCCGGATCCGCACCAGTTATCTTATCCGTTATATTCTCCGCTAGCGTGGAAGACACCTCTTCGATACCTTCATTTACAGGCTCGAAAAACATACCGAATTTTTTATAGAACTCTTGCATCTTACCCATTATGCCACGTTTGATAGCCTCTTGCGCCTTTTCCTTTCCTAGCGTCTTGAATAAGGTTGACATCCAAGCCTTGGATACGCCAGCGCCCAGCATCTCAGACAAGGATTCTGCCGTACCAGTAAGAATAGCGTTAGATACCTTTGCGAACTCTCCCATGTTTGGGTTATTCTGGTCAAGATCATCATATTTCTGGCTAGCCACTATTGATCCTATACCTGCGAGTCCGGCCGCTGGAGCTCCGGCCATTGTTGCGGCCATGGCCCCGATTGACATCGGAAGCGACTCTACGCCTTGCAAGGCTATATCGCCTATGGCACCCATATAATTCCCTTCTTTCCACAGATCGGTGAAATCCTTGCCATTGTATCTGTTTGACCTTGCCCGGGAAAACTCCGCATCAGCCTTAAATATATCTGAGATATCCTTGAATGCCCCGCCACGTGGGATCAGTCCTCCCGTTGCGGATTCCAACCCTTTAGCCGCCTTATCCAAGACCCCAAATATACCGGCACCAAGATCGGCTCCTCCTGCGTTAAGTTTCTGTATAGCGTCTCCTACCCAAGTATTCATGAAAGAAGAATCCTTCTCATACTCCGTAGGAGGTGGAGGAGTAGCGGTCTCAATCTTTCCTTTTTTACGCAAGGACTCAAAATTATAATCGGCAGAATTATCCCATGGATTAACATACTCGGATTGATCTGATTTGGGAATATCAACCTCTTGTCTTAGGGATATAGGAGGAGGATTAACACTTGATTGGGAAACATAGTCTGTCTCTTTAATATTCTCGTTATTAATTGGAGCATAGCCTAATTTACTCTCGAATTGGGAGAAATCTCCTAAATCTTGCCATCCATCTTTTTTCAAGACATCATAAAGCATTTCACGCTTACCTGAGTCTTTCAATTTCCCCTCAAAAGAGGAAAAATCGCCCAAATCAGTATATCCATCGCTTTTTAAAGCGTCATATAATTTTCTGGTATTGTTCACTTCCATAATTTTACCAACCTACATTTTTAGAACTCGAATTATTATCCCAACCTATACTTTTCTTGTTAGTACTAGTAGAAGAACCTCCCGATCCAATTATCTGATCAAACTCATCGTATAATTCCGGGAAATTCTGAATATTACTCATGACAATAGCGGCTTGTTTGGTCTTTTGGTCTCCACCTTCACCAAGCTGCCACGTTACATCCGATACGCTCTTGTTTTTATCTTTATTTTCCTCCGCATACTCCAACATCCTTTTATACATATAAGCGATAACCCCATCTTTATCCTTACCGGACAAAGTGAAACGTTTACCGTTTCTGCCGATGATGTCAATAGACTTATCCGCCCCAGAACCATTAGCTTTAGCGGTACGATATTGCTCAAGACTACGGAGGTTGGATTGCCTTATACCCAACTCTCTCTCTTTATATGCGGCATCCTGTTTCATCTTCCGCTCCTCCCTGTCATTCTTTATTGCGAATTGAGCGGCACTTTGCGCTATCTTGGCCTTTTCCAAATCATTCTGGGCTTTTCTCGCCTGATCCTGTCTATAAAGCTGCAATGCCCTTTGATAATTATTGATGTCGTTTTGCCTTGCGGCCAGATACCCGGCCCCGTATCTTTGCCTGATAGCCTCCAACCTGTCAGAATAGGATTGTAGTTTAGGATCAGCTACGGTGGGTAGTTTCTGCGAAGGTGCCTCTCCCGCGAATGCCAAATTGGAGAAGGAAGACAACACATTGCCTAGATGCCCGATTCCAGTAGCTACGGAAGCGGCCCGTTTTCTTCTCTCCTCCTCCTCTTGGCTTATCGGCTTTTGAAAGAGCGTCTCATAAAGCCTTTGGTTCCATTGGTAATCGTTCATTTGAGGTTCGGCAACGCTCGCTTGCGGAACGGTCTCATCCGTATTATCCACGGTTGGAGCGACAGGGTTCTGGCTTCCGGCAACCTCCGGCTCAACCAATGGCGTAGTGGACAATTCCGGCCTCTGAACGACCGGGGTCCTTTTCCTATTATATCTTTCCTCTAATGTCATTGTTGTTTACTTTTTGAATATAGACTCAAATAATCCCTTCCCCTTGTCAAGATAGGCTTGCGCATCAGCCCCAACGAGGCCCATCCCTGCCTGTAATCCTTGATTAGCCGCTTGCGTGGCGTTTGCCGCCTGTTGATTATAGATAGACAGCCTTTGGTTACTGATATTATTCTTGGTGTTGAGATATTGGGATTCCACGGCATCCTTCCGTGCTGTAGCGTTAGTGGCTATACCACTGGCGGTATCGGATATCACCTCGCCCGCCGCTTTCTTGGCCTGCGCTACGGACTCATCCGTAGCCCCTACGACCGCGGCGGTACCAGAAGCCTTACGATACTGCTCATCCGCTAATTCCCTTGCCTTGGTCAAGGCGGCTTGCGCCTCCGCGCTTTGGGTATAATCCTCGTTATACCTACGGTTAAACCAATCCTCATTCTCCTTTGCCTGTTTATCCAACACGGCGTTCGCTTTTCTCGCCGCCTTCCTAGCCTTTATTCCCCCGGCAATGCCACTCGCCAAGGAACTGGCGGCTCCAACTATCGCTCCGATCATAATCTACTGTTTTCTCGCAAAAGAGATAAATAAAGTGACTCGTGTTTGTTACTTTGATCATTATCTCCCATCGGACACCAAAAAATCAACTATTCTATACTGTTTTCTATCATCTACGAATCATTCGTATATAGTTAGGTCCGGTCATATAGGCATTATTGGTATATTCGCGGGAACAAATTTTATTATATAATACCATGAACGAGGAACTAAAACAACTTTTGGAGTGGTTCGACAACTACGAGATCACATTTAACGAAATCAGACTAAGCCCGTGTCAATACATATTTGACCTCCATAAATTCATTGCTGTACAGACAAACTCCGTCCGAAGAAACTGGGAAAATCCGACATTTGAGTATGATATTTTGAGCCTATATCAGCTTAAAAAGGTACTGGAGGAGAAAGAGAAAGAAAATATGCCATAAAACATATAAAATAATTTACCAAAGCCTTGCATGATATCAAATTTGATATTACATTTGCAATATCAAAATAACAATAGAACCGGCGGCAACGGATAAGCGGCGTAATAAAAATGAAGACATTATATTGCAAAAATAGCGAGTTATTAGAGATTCTGGAAAATAACGGGATAGAAATGATCTGCAATGAAAATATGCAGATCGAAATATCTGATGAAGATGCGGAAAAAATTGACAGTATTGTAAATGAGCTTGCTCCTGCTGCATCTGGAGATTATGCGATAGAAGATATAGAATGAAAAAATCCGCAGTATGGGAAATGATAGAGAAAGAATCGGCAAAAGGATATCCCGGCTCCGCATGGAGGCCGGTATATCTCAATACAAGCTGGCTGATCTTACAGGGATCAGCCAAGGGAATATCGCCCGGATTGAGTCCGGGAAATACAGCACGGGCATCGACCTGTTATCAAAGATCGGAGACGCTCTAGGTTATGAGCTTGATTTTGTCCGGCATGATACCAGTCTCTAAAATTGTCCTATTTGTCGCATGCCAAAAGTATAACGCCCGTGTTTTTTCTGACACGGGCGTTTTTTATTGGTCTATTTGTCTTATAAGTATCAAAAGCCTTTTCCTTTTTGTCTCATAAATATCCGGTATTCGCCTTTATCTAAATTGTCTATCCTAAAATCAACCTTGGCTCCATCTGGAACAAACGACGGGACATGCCCCGCTAGCTTTTTTATTATTTCGTCAATGTTATTATATCCTATATCCGTAAATGAGAATATCTCCTTGCCTTGATATATGACACTGCCTTTAATCATCTGTCTAAAAGATATTTTCATCTGATCATCAGGGTAATATTTCACAGGATCCTCATATACCATTTCTTCCTTTTTTTGGTTAAATACAAAATCAATAACCTTATTGTTTATCTCAGAGACTATAGAGTAATCCGGTCTTACATATATCTCTGTAGTCTTATGAGCGCTTGAATGATTCATACAGAAAGCCACGTCATACATTGAGGCTTTTATATCGTTTCTCGCTATGGTTCCCCATGAATGCCGGAAATTATACATACATATAGCATTGAGACCGCCATGTTTGCAAATACGTTTCAATCCAGAGTTCATATTTGCGTTGAAAGAATCGTCATCACGATAGGTCTTATGGAAATTAAACAAAAACTCATCATCATCCGGTGTAAAGTATTTTTCCATGACAGGACGGAGAATATCCGGAACAATAATCTCCATATACGCCTTATCCCTTCTGAATTTTTGGGTCTTAGCCCTATTATAACAGAATGTCCAGCCTTTCAAATTGGACTTCTTTGCCCTAAAAAGGTCTACGGTATTAATTCCTGCCAAGCAAAAGACCATCAAGGCTACATCCCTAGCCAACTCTGGAAGTGATAATATCATCTTTGTCGGAGGTATGGGTGTCGCGAAAAACTCACGAACGAAGTCCGCATCCAAGGCCCTGTGATCGGGGGTGTCCGCATTGGGGATTTTTACCTTTAGCCAAGGATTAGTCTTGATCCTGATTATGCCCCTATCGTAATCGTTGAACTCATTTATTGCAGCTTTAAAAATCTGGCGAACATTAACAGGATACATTTCTTTCGCCCTTGCCGTTGGCAATAAGGTTTTTATCCAGTCATTTATGAATTTCGTGGTAAACCGGGAAAACATCAACTTGCTAGTTCCCGCAAATCTCTCAAGATGACAATAGGCCAACTCATAATTCTTGGCGTTACGGGCCATGCCTCTAACTGTTTCCATTTCCCGTTTATACTTTCTCGCATAATCAGAAAAACAGATATCCTCATCCGCTTTTTCCAGATATTCCACTAGGTTTTTTACATCCCATTGCGATATATCCTCTTTGTTCGCTCTCTCCACATATCGCATGATTACATCTGAACAGAAGGATACGACAAAAGGATCTTTCACCTCCCCCGTGCGAGTCAACCCTTTTTTATCAACCATTTTATCCATTTTTATATAAGAGGATTTACGGTTATGGGTTACTCTGATGTAAACAGGATAGAAGCCATCAGAACGCTGCTTTCTAACACAAATCTTAAAAGTTGCCATATATCAACACTTTATACATTAAATTTATGGTGTAAACACGGTGTAAACGCCATGTGCAAATATAGCAAACAAAGTGTAAACATCACATATCATTCAGATCATTTTACGCTAATAATGACATAAAAATATAAGGCTGATAAACAAGACTCAACCCGTCTATCAGCCTTATATATTGATATTTAAGACTTGCAGTTTTTAACAGCCTATCCTTCTATAGCCGCTTGCGCCGCCGCGATACGAGCGATGGGCACTCTAAAAGGTGAACATGATACGTAATTCAAGCCAACTTTATGGCAGAACTTAACGGAAGAAGGCTCACCACCATGCTCGCCGCAAATGCCACATTTCAAATCCGGACGGATGGCACGACCTTTCTCAGTTGCCATACGAACCAGCTGTCCTACACCATTTTGGTCTAGTACTTGGAACGGATCGACCTTCAAAATCTTCTTCTCTAAGTAAACCGGTAAGAAGGAAGCGATATCGTCACGAGAGTAACCAAATGTCATCTGAGTCAAGTCATTCGTTCCGAATGAGAAGAATTCAGCGCTGGAAGCGATACGATCCGCTGTCAATGCCGCACGAGGAATCTCGATCATCGTACCTACCTTGAATTCGATACGATCGCCAACTTCCTTGAATAGCTCTTCGGCCGCGGTACGGATCACCTTCTCTTGTTCCTTGAATTCATATAAGATACCTGTTAATGGTACCATGATTTCCGGTTTAGCCTCAATACCTTCTTTCTTCAAATCCAAAGCGGCACCTAAAATGGCCCGAGTCTGCATTTCCGTAATTTCCGGATATGTATTACCTAGACGGCAACCACGGTGACCCAACATCGGGTTATGCTCGCAAAGAGATTCCACACGTTTTTGGATCTCCTTAACGGACACGCCCATAGTCTCAGCCATTTCCTCTTGACCTTTCAAATCGTGAGGAACGAACTCATGCAAAGGAGGATCGAGCAAACGAACGGTAACAGGACATCCGGCCATAGCCTTGAAGATACCCTTAAAGTCCTCTTTCTGATAAGGAAGGATCTTCGCCAACGCTTTCTTACGACCTTCAGCGTCCTCGGCCAAGATCATCTCACGCATAGCTTTGATCTTCTCACCCTCGAAGAACATATGCTCCGTACGGCAAAGGCCAATACCAACGGCACCGAAGCTACGAGCGATCGAAGCGTCGTGAGGCGTATCAGCGTTTGTACGAACTTGCAATTTTGTATATTTATCGGCTAAAGCCATTAACTCCTCGAAATCACCCGATAACTCAGCGGCTTTTGTCTCAACCTGCCCGACATAGACTTCTCCGGTCGTACCATTGATAGAGATATAATCACCTTCTTTCAAAGTCACGCCATCAACGTCTACAGTCTTATTCTTATAATCGATGTTCAAGGCACCAGCACCGGATACGCAGCACTTCCCCATACCACGAGCTACAACAGCGGCATGAGATGTCATACCTCCACGAGCGGTAAGGATACCTTCGGCGACAGCCATACCGGCCAAGTCTTCCGGAGAAGTCTCGATACGGACCATGACAACCTTTTTGCCATCGGCATGCCATTTAGCGGCATCATCAGCGAAGAATACGATCTGTCCGGTAGCGGCACCCGGTGAAGCCGGCAAACCTTTTACCCACACTTTCGCCAGTTTCTCGGCTTTTTTATCGAATACAGGGTGAAGCAACTCATCTAATTTATTCGGCTCGATACGGTTCAACGCTGTTTTCTCATCGATCATACCTTGATGCAATAAGTCGATAGCGATTTTCACCATAGCGGCACCGGTACGTTTACCGTTACGGGTTTGCAAGAACCAAAGTTTACCCTCTTGTACGGTAAATTCCATATCTTGCATATCCCGATAATGATCTTCCAATTTCTCTTGGATAGCGTCTAATTGCTTATAGATTTCCGGCATGGCTTCTTCCATGGACGGATATTTAGCGATACGTTCTTCTTCTGAGATTCCGGCACGTTCAGCCCAACGTTGTGAACCGATCTTCGTGATCTGTTGCGGGGTACGGATACCTGCTACAACATCCTCACCTTGAGCGTTAATCAAGTACTCGCCATTAAACAAGTCCTCACCATTACCCGCGTCACGAGAGAAACAAACGCCTGTAGCGGAAGTATCGCCCATATTACCGAATACCATGGCTTGTACGCTAACCGCCGTTCCCCACTCGTCTGGAATACCTTCCATCTTACGATACAGGATAGCACGCTCATTCATCCAGCTATTGAACACGGCACAGATAGCGCCCCACAATTGCTCATAAGCGCAAGTCGGGAAATCCTGTCCGGTCTGGGCCTTAACGGCTGCCTTAAATTTAGAGACCAATGTTTTCAAGTCTTCAACGTCAAGCTCGTTATCTAACTTAACGCCTTTCGCTTTCTTTACTTCCTCGATGATCGCCTCAAACGGATCGATATCCTCTTTGCTTGTCGGTTTCATGCCTAATACGACATCTCCGTACATTTGAACGAAACGACGATAGGAATCCCAAGCGAAACGAGCGTTGCCCGTCTTACGAGACAAGCCTTCCACTACCTCGTCGTTCAAGCCAAGGTTCAATATCGTATCCATCATACCCGGCATGGACGCACGGGCACCGGAGCGAACTGAAACTAACAGAGGATTGGCAACATCACCGAACTTAGAGTTCATTAACGTTTCGATATTAGCGATCGCCTTCTCAACATCCGCTTTCAGCAACTCTACGACTTTATCTTTGCCTAACTCGTAATACTCTATACAAACTTCTGTTGTAATCGTGAATCCCGGAGGAACCGGTACACCAATCAGATTCATCTCGGCAAGGTTAGCGCCTTTACCACCCAGCAGATTTCTCATATCTGCCTTACCTTCGGCTTTTCCATTTCCGAACGTGTAAACTCTTTTTCTTTCCAT